ATGGCCTCGACCTCGACTGTTGGCAAGACGACCAGCGTCCCGCCAGCCCAGCTGAACCTCTTCCATCGCAACCCACGGCGCGGCGACGTGTCCGCGATCATGGCCAGCCTGCGGCGACATAACCAGTACAAGCCCATCACGGCCAACGTCGGCACCCATACCGGCCGACCTGCCGAAGTGCTGGCCGGTAACCACACGCTGATGGCCTTCCGTGAGCTGGCCGAAGCCGAGCCCAACGACGCACGCTGGCGCAAGATGCTGGTGCATTGGGTCGACGTAGACGACGACCTGGCCGAGCGCATCGTGGTCGCGGACAACCAGACCGGACGCCTGGGCGGGTTCGATGACGCCGAACTGGCCGAGCTGGTGGCCGGATTCGACGGCGACACCGAGGGCCTGGGCTTCACCGACGCCGACCTGGACGACTTGAACGCGATCCTGGAGGAACGCGCCGACCTGCCACCGATGGGCGACCCTTTCGCCAAGGACGACAAGGGCGGCGATAGCGACGACGCCAGCGGCGACGGCACCGACAGCGAGCCCGCCGGTGACCCCGGCAGCACGCGCATGGTGGTTCTGACGTTGCCGATCAATCGCTTCGTCTGGGTGCAGCAGGCCCTGGAGCGTGCCCGTGTGGAGTTCGACGTGGAGACCAATACCGACGCCGTGGTGGCGCTGCTGGAGCAGTGGACGGGTACCGAGGCCCCGCCCGACGCCGAGCGCCTGGGCACTGCCGCCGACGAGCTGCTGGCCGAAGATCCGGCGGGGTTCACTGATGACGACAACTGAGCTGGCCCGCGTCTACATCCCCAGGGTGGCCACGCCCGAACAGGCCACCGCCTGCGTCGGTGACATGGTGCCCCAGCGCGAGCCCAGCGACCTCAAGCCCGGCACCGTGCTGCACGACGCCGACACCGGCGAGCCCATCCTGGGCTACCTGCGGCTGGAGAACACCGCACTGCTGCGCCGGGCGCTGCTGGCCATCGACACCGGGGGCAGCGCCAGCACCACCAACGGCCGGAGCCGTACGTTCGGCTACGCGCCGCGCAGGCCCATCGTCTGGCGTGAGGCGTGCAGCATCACCGCCCTGGGGCGCGATTACCCGCAGATCGAGCAGGTGCTGGAAAGCTACGCCGACCAGTTTGCTGCCGGGCTCGGCGCCATTGACCCTGAGCTGGTGAAACGCGGTGAGAACGAGTTAACCAGCGTGCTGCACGACTGGCGTCTTGGCGAGGCCAAGCTGTGGACCAGCGGCGTCGTGAACGACACCGCCCAGCTGCCCTACCACCGCGACGGTTTCAACTTCCCTGTCTGGAGCGCCATGCCGGTCGTGCGTCGGGGCACCCGTGGCGGGCATCTGCACTTGCCGGAATACGACGTGGTGGTCCCGTGCGGCGACGGCAGCGTGACGTTCTTCGAGGGCTACCGGCTGGTGCACGGCGTCACCCCGATCACGCGGGTGAAGGCCAAGGAGGGCTATCGCATCAGTTGCGTGTACTACGCGCTCCGTGGGATGAAAACCTGCCGGGTCGCGGCCGAGGAGGCGGCGTACGGGCGGCGCAAGCGCACCGAGCGCGAGAAGGAAATGGCCGACCGGCTGGCCCGTGGCGAGACGGGCTTTCCGCAGCGCATGGGTGACGACGACAGCAAGCTGCGCGAGTACGGGCCACGGGACGCGATGAATGACTGGCGCGGTATGTCCGGCAGCAAGCGGCTCCAGGAGCAGTCCCGGCCCCGGTACTGACTTGCCCGACTAGGGCGGGCATGTGCGCTATCCTGACGGGCATGACGCCTCGGATGATCTACCTGGTGGGCCAGCCCGGCTCGGGCAAGTCGACGCTCATGGCGGCGCTGACCAAGGGCCTGGTGCGCTGCTCTATCGACACCGAAGCCCCCGTGCCTCACGACCTGCTGCTGGACCGGGTGACCGGCTGCGCGGTGGGCGCGGAAATCGGCAAGCAGCGCGGCGCGTTCAGCGGCACTGACGCGCTGGCCAGCAGCATCATCGACAAGGCGGTGCCCTGGGTCCAGTCCCATCCGTACGACCTGCTGCTGGCCGAAGGTGCCCGGCTGGCCAATAAGCGTTTCATCCAGGCGGCTGCCGACGCGGGCTATGCCGTGATGCTGGGCCTGCTCGACCACGACCAGGCCGACGCCTGGCGCAAGAAGCGCAGCAAGGCTATTGGCCGGGAGCAGAACCCATCGTGGGTGAAGGGTCGGCTCACCGCCAGCCGCCGTTTGGCCGAGGCGTACCCCAGTGCCTTCGTGGTGGGCGGTGCGGTCATCGCGCCGGAGCCCGGCAAGGTCATCACGCTGGCCGGGCATCCAGACGAGCTGGAGCCGGTGCTGGCGGCGTTCATGGTCCAGGACGACGATGGTTAGGAAGAAGCCGCCGCCTGAGCTGGAGTTTCCAGAGAACGGCAGCGGTGACCCCACTGTCGACGTGTGGCAGTCCGACGGCGCGTTCGACAGCCGCAAGGCCGAAGAAATCTTCGAGGAGACGAAGAACTGGCCACCGGAGCAGCGCGCCGCCATGCTGCGATCGCTGCGCGCCGCCGAGACGCGCGCCACCGTGCGCACCAAGTACCGGCACCCGGCCGAAATGGCAGCAGCGGTGACGCCGGGCTATCGCATCACCCCGGCGCTGGCGATGATCAGCACCAGTATCGAGCGCGTGCTGAACAGCCACCGCAAGATCAACCTGAGCGTGTCCATGCCGCCCCAGGAGGGCAAGTCCAGCCTCTGCTCGGTGTGGGCACCGCTGCGCGCACTCCAGCTGAACCCCAACCGGCGCATCATCTTGGCTACCTACGCCCAGCCCCTGGCCGACATGCACAGCCGCACCGCCCGCGAGGTCATCAATACCCACGGCGCAGGCATCACCGATCCGCTCACCGGCCTGGCCGTGGAGGACAAGATCGGCCTGCGGCTGGCCCAGGGCGCGAACAAGATCAGCTTCTGGTCGGTGGAAGGCGGCGCTGGCGGGCTGCTGGCGGCGGGTATCGGCGCGACCATCACCGGTATGCCTGCTGACCTGCTGATCATTGACGACCCGTTCAAGAACATGATGGAGGCCGACAGCGCCACGCACCGCGCGAACGTCGAGCTGTGGTTCAGCTCGGTGGCGCTCACCCGTCTGGCCCCCGACGCCAGCATCATTCTCATTCAAACCCGCTGGCACCCCGAAGACCTGGCGGGCAAGGTGCTGGCCGGTGAGAAGCTGCTGGAGCCCGACGAGCGCACTTGGCGGCACCTGAACATCCCCGCCATTGCCGAGGAGGGCATTCCCGACGCCCTGAACCGCCCCTACGGCACGCCCATGGTGTCCGCGCGTGATACACCCGAGGCCAAGCGCAACTTCGCCCAGACGCGCAAGCAGGTGGGCGAGCGCACCTGGTACGCGCTCTATCAGGGCAGCCCGCGCAACCCTGCCGGTGGCATTTTCCAGCGGGCCTGGTTCGATCCACGGCTGCCGCAGCCGCCCAGCTACCCGGTGGCCAGCGTCGTCGGCATCGACCCGGCCGACAGCGGCGAGGGTGACGAAACCGGCATCGTTTGCGGGTCGCTGTACCACGACGGCATGGCCAAGGCGGCGCTTACGCACGATCGCTCCGGCATGTTCACGTCCGACCAGTGGGCGCGCGAGGGCGTGCTGCTGGCGCTGGAGCAGGGTGCCCGCGTGATCGCCGTGGAGGGCTACACCGCCGCCAAGACGTATGTGCGCGTGGTGCGCCAGGCGTACACCGCCATCCACAACGAGGCGGTCGCCAAGCGCAAGAGCGGCGCACTGCTGACACCCGTGGAGCAGCGCGCACTGACCGACATCCCGCCGTTCCAGATCAAGCCCTGGCGCGGCGCGAACAAGGCCGACGCCGTGGCCCGCGCGGGCGGGCTTAGCCAGTCGCTGGAAACCGGCCGGTGCCGCACCGTGGAGGGCAGCCTGGCCATCTTCGAGGAGCAGGCGTGCGACTGGCAGATGGGCCAGCACCAGCCCGACCGAGTAGCTGCGGCCATCATCGTTCACGACATCCTGATGGAAATGGCCGGGTCACAGATGCACGTCGCCGCGCCCATCGACCGCAAGACGGCACCGCCGCCCGCGTGGATGCGCCGCCACATCGGCAGCTAGTTCTCCAGCGCTTCGACCACATCGCGCCGGTACTGCGTCACCGGCAGGATGGGCAGGCCCAGGCTCTGACACACCACCGCGCCTACGGTCAGCGCGTCGGCCTCGTTGTTGTTGCGAGGATCGGCCTGCGGCAGCGCCTTGGCGATGGCCAGCAGCACGGTCTCCTTGTCGGCGTTGCCCTTGCCGGTGGCGAACTTCGCGCGCTGGCTGGTGCCGACGATGGTCAGCGGTACGTCGTACTTCTCGCACAGTTCGATTACCCGGCCGAACACCCACGGCAGCACCCACGCGCTGGCACCCTTGGCCCCGTACGCCAGGGCCTCCATGCCTACGGCGTCGGGCTTCTCCCCGTCCTGAAAACACCATTCGATCTGGTCAATCAGCGCATTCACCCGGCGGCACATCGCACGTTTGCTCTTGTCCTTGGTGGGGCCGGGCGCGCTCACGGTGGCGGTGTCGGCAGTGAACACCACCGTCTCGTCATCCTGGCGCGGTGGGTTGCTCGGGGGCCAGGTGGCGAGGTCGATGCGGGCCAGGCCAGTACCCGTGAGCGACGTGTCAATCCCGAGGATGCGCATCACAGCCCCGCAACGTAGTCAGCAATTTCAGGGACGAACTTAAACCATTCGCCTCGAACACGGTAAGCGTCAAAACGGGCATGCAGATTACGTTCTACCTGCTCTGATCCACTGAATGTGGCAAGCAGTGTGAGTTCCATAGCGTTGCCGCACTGGAGCGCCGCAAGCCTGAGACTCAGATTGTCGTTGTCGGTTGTCCCGATCTTGACATGGCCTGCACCGTCGCTGACGAAATAGACAAGTTTGGGACGGAGGTGCTGCGCCGCAGGGCCTTTCGATTCTCTAACACGTTGTCGCCGAAGCCGTGCATAGGCTCGCTGCTTTTCATTGGACACCGGCTCACTATAGCGACTTTAGCGGGTAAGTGCCAGCACTGCTGATAGCATCCAGCCATGAGCCTCGGAGAGTTCGTGCTGGTGCTGGTCGTCTACGCGCTGGCGGTCATGCGCCTTACCCGGCTGATCAACGCCGACACCATCCTGGACCGGCCCCGGCTGGCCATCGCAGGCAAGGCCCGCGAGGCACGGCTGGTCATGCTGGAGGCCCGCGCCCACGGCCAGGCGGTGCGCGCCCAGCAGTACCAGCGCCGCATGGTGCGGTGGAACACCGCCATGTATTTCGTCCAGTGCCCGTGGTGCGTCGGCATGTGGCTGGCCCTGGGCACCGCGTGGGTGCCGCTGTACTTCCACCAGAACCCGGTGGCGCAGTACCTGGGCGTAGCTCTGGCGGTCAGCCACCTGATCGGGCTGTGCGCACGGTTTGCCGACACCGAGGACATGGAGATTGTTGACGACGATGGAGACGATGAGTCATAACCGCACGCTCAGGCGATAACCTGGCCCACATGGCTGCCTCCACCCTGCGCGTCTCCCGCCGCCCGAAGGGCAGCCCGGCGCGGCGCTCGCTCACCGCTGCCAGCCAGCCAATGGACCCCGGCCGGAACCCCACCAAGGCAGTGACGGGCGTGTCTGCGCGCAGCAGCTGGCAGAACGAAGCCTGGGAGTGCATGGACCTGGTGGGAGAGCTGCGCTACTACGTCGGTTGGCGTGCCAGCAGCTGCTCCCGTGTCGAGCTGGTGGCCAGTGAGCTGGACCCCGACACCGGCCGACCCACGGGCGGCATCCGCGAGGACGACCCCGATGGGCTGCGCTTCCTGGAAATTGTGCGGAACATGGCCGGAGGGCCACTGGGACAGTCCCAGCTGCTCAAGCGCGCCGCCGAGTGCCTTACCGTGCCCGGCGAGCACCGCATTGTGCTGCTCGACCAGGGCGACAAGAACCCTGACGGCAGCGTTCGACACAACTGGTACGTCGTAACGAACGACGAGGTAAAGAACAAGGGCGGCGGCAAGACCGACATCGAACTGCCCGACGGCTCCATCCACGAATATCGCAAGAACCGCGACGTGATGTTCCGCGTGTGGAATCCGCGCCCGCGCCGGGCCAAGGAGCCCGACAGCCCCGTGCGCGCCTGCCTGGACAGCCTGCGCGAAATCATCCGCACTACCAAGAAGATCCGCAACGCCAGCAAGTCTCGGCTGATCGGTAACGGCGTGGTGTTCCTGCCGCAGGAACTCAGCCTGCCCAGCGCCCACGCGCCGACGGCCGACAACCAGCCCGGCGCGCCCGTGCCGGTGGTGACGGGCGTGCCCGCCGCCGACGAGCTGAGCAACCTGCTGTTCCAGACGGCAGCGGCAGCGGTGGACGACGAGGACAGCCAGGCGGCGCTCATCCCGTTGCTGGCCACCGTGCCCGGCGAGCACTTGCAGAAAATCTTTCACCTCAAGATCGGTAACGAAATCACCGAGGTGGAAATCAAGACACGCAACGACGCCATTGCGCGCCTGGCCATGGGCCTGGACGTAAGCCCTGAGCGGCTGCTGGGCCTGGGCAGCAACAGCAACCACTGGAGCGCCTGGCAGATCGGTGACGAGGACGTACAGCTGCACATCAAGCCCGTGATGGAGGTGCTGTGCGCGGCGATCTACCGCGAGGTGCTGGTGTCGGTGCTGCGCGCCGAAGGCATCGACCCCGACAAGTACGTTCTGTGGTACGACGCCAGCGGTCTGACCGTCGACCCCGACAAGACCGACGAGGCCACCGCCGCCAAGGAGCAGGGTGCCATCACCCATGAGGCTTACCGGCGCTACCTGGGGCTTGCCGACGACGACGGGTACGACCTGGAAACCCTGGAAGGTGCCCAGGCATGGGCGCGCGACGCCATCGTGGCCGATCCCGCACTGATCACCACGTTGGCCCCGCTGCTGGAGGGAACCGACCTGGGCGAGCTGGACTTCCCCACGCCACAGCCTGCGTTGCCGCCGGGCGAGGAGGACCAGGCCGACGACGAGCAGGACAGCACCGGCAGCGAGCCCGGCACCGAAAACGACGCCGAGGCCGCAGCCCGCGTCAGCAGCGTGGCCGACATGGTGCTGGCCGAGCGCCTGCTGACAACGCGGGCGCTGGGCCTGGCCGGTAAGCGCCGCGTGAACGTGCGCGACAGCGCCCAGAAGGCACGGCTGGCGGGCATTGCTCCGCACGACTACCACCGCGTGATGGGGCCGGTGCCCGACGCCGAGATTCCCCGCCTGATCAACGGCTGGGACGAAGGGCTGGAAGAGGAGGCCCTGGCGCTGCTCGGTATCGACAGCGAGCGCACCGAGGCGCTGCGCCGCACCGTGCGCGCCCAGGTACGGCGTGAGCTGACCATGCAGGTTGTCGACGCGGAGGTGTGCTGATGTGGCCGCTGCCTGGTGAGGCGCTGAACCGGACCATCGAGGTGGAGGCGGGCATTGCCGACCTGTACGCCGAGGTGCTGAACACCTGGTGCAGCCAGGCCCGCGCTGCTGTTCTTCCCGAGCTGACCACCAGCGAAAACAACGCTCTCACTGCGGATGGAAGTTTGCCACCGGAGCCGGGAGGGATAGATGAAACTGCCGGGTTCTGGGATCAACACTCGACTGAGTTGATCCTAGCAGGTATGTCAAATTTGTACGCATTGTCGCTGGTTGAGGGAATGGAAGGTATGGATATTCCCTTGCCAGACATCAATTTGACCGGACGTGAACGCCCTGTCGTTCCGGCGTCCGTCGTTCGGTCGATTACTTCGACAAGCTCGGTAGCTGAGGCTGACATCCAGCGGGCTGCGGACATTGTGGAAAGCGTGCCGGAGCTGCGCCAGGCCCGCGACGACTTCGTGGCGGCGCAGCGGCCGGACGTGGCAGCGGTGCCCAAGGTGGTGCAGGCCAAGGTCCAGGCGGCGGTGGCAGCGGTGAAGGTCGACGCCGCCCAGTACGACCCCATGCACACCGACAGCGGCGTGCCCGTGATCGAGGTGTACGTCACCCGCCAGCGGGAGGCGGCGGCGGCGGTGCTCACGCCCGGTAGCCCCGAGCTGCGCGACGTGGCCCGTAACGAGGGCTACCAGGCGGCGGGCATCCAGAACGCTGCGGTGGTGGTCGCGGCGGCGCAGTCCGAGGACGTGCTGGAGAAGGTGTGGATCGCCACTATCGACGGCAAGACGCGGCATACGCACTTTGCCGCCGACGGTCAGCGCGCACCCCTCGCCGGTAAGTTCACGGTCGGTGCCGCGCTGCTGGACTTCCCAGCGGACCCCGCTGGCCCGGCGGCAGAGGTGAAGAACTGCCGCTGCCGGGTCGGCATCCTGGCACCGGACGAGGAGCTGCCAGATGAGGTCGACCGGCACACCGAGCGCCTTAACGGGCGCGACAGCGTGCAAGTCAACCGGCAGGGTAGCCAGTCCGACGAGATTGCCCGCCGGGCCAAGCAGGGCACGATCCGCGCCCGCGACGACGAGGACGGCGTAGGTCGAACGGCCAGCGCCGCACCGAGCGAACAGGAGTACGACATGCCGCAGCCGACCCCGGCCGACACCGCCGCAGCACTGGCCGCAGAAGCCGACGACGATGCCGCCGAGACGTTCCGCGTGTTCACCGACCAGCCCATCGCGTTCGTCGGCATCGAGACCAGCGATGGTCGGATGCTGGCCACCGACATCGAGTTCAGCGTGCGCACCCCGCCGCTGCCGATGATGTGGACCAAGCAGACCGGGTATGGCCATGAGGACGCCTTCACGGTGGGCGTCATCGAGAGCGCCCGCGTGGACGGCGACACCATCCGTGGGTCCGGCTACTGGCTGAACACCACCGAGGCCGACGAGGCTTTCAACGAGGCCAGCCACAAGGTCAGTCGCCCGAGCGTCGACCTGGCGCGCACCGAGTGGAAGCTGACCGACGAGGACGGCAACGAAATCACCGAGGAGCAGTGGTGGGACATGCCCATCGACGCCAAGGTGATTCAGACGATTACCGCCGCCGAGCTGATCGGCACGACCATGGTGGCCACGCCTGCGTTCGGCGACACCATGATCGAGTTCTCCGGTGAGCGCGAGACCCGCGATGCTGCCCTGGTGGCCAGCGCCGCCGAGGCTTTCCGGCCGCGCGTGTACGCCGCCGGTCTGTTCTCCGATCCGCAGCTGACCGGCCCCACGCTGCCCACCATGGACAGCGACACCGGGCGCATTTTCGGTCACCTGGCGTGCTTCGGTGCCTGCCATCGCAGTATCCAGGCTGAGTGCGTGGTGGCCCCGCGCAGCCGCACCGGGTACAGCATGTTCCACACCAGCCCGGCCGTACGTCTGGACGACGGCACCAGCCTGCCGGTGGGACGGCTCACTGTGGGCAGCGGCCACGCGCCCGACCACGTGAGCGGCCAGGTGGCGGCGGCGCACTACGACACCGCCGGTACCTGCTTCGCGCTGGTGCGCGTGGGTGAGGACAAGCACGGCATCTGGTTCTCCGGCGTGGCCGCACCCTGGGCCACCGCCGAGCAGATCGAAATGGGCCTGTCCGCGCCGCTGTCCGGCGACTGGCGCGACTTCGGCCAGGGCCTGGAGCTGGTGGCGGCGCTGGCGGTGAACACGCCCGGCTTCGCGGTGCGTGGCCGTGAAGGTGACCAGGGCCAGCCGCTGGCGCTGGTGGCCAGCTTGGGACCGAACCCGCGCGGTGCGGCCACCAAGGGCGGTAACACGTTGAGCGCCAATGCCATTGCCGACATCGTGAAGAACGCGGTGTCCACTGCCCTGGCCCAGCGCGATACCGACGCCGAGCTGGCCGTGCTGTTGGCCAAGGCCGACGACAAGCTGGGGCCAATGCCCACGCCGAACGACGAGGTGGCCGAGCTGCTGGCCGAGGTCGACGCAAAGGCCGGTGCCTGATGGGGTGCGGGTGCGGCGGCGGTGCCGGTAGCAACCGGAACGACACCATCGGCTACTACGTGGTGACACCGGACGGCGACACGCTGCCCGCTGGCGTGAACCCGGCCGACCCCGACGCCGGGGAGCCGCCGTACGCCTTCTACCAGGAGGCGCACAACCAGGTCGTCCTGAATGGCGGCGGTACCGTGCGACGGCTGCGCAAACAGCCCGCCACCGCGTGATTGCACGCCCGTCGTCTACGTTTGGCCAGCAGAGAGTTCCCGTCCGAGTTATGTACCGGGGGATGATCACCGAGAACCATATTGGCGCTGCTTGAGACAAGGAGTTCGCAGTGTTCGTCTCCCCTGCTCCGCATTACGGCGTGAGCACCCGCAAGGTCGGCCAGTTCGCGCATCAGATGCCGCAGGCCCTGCCCGAGACCGCCGCCGAGCTGGCTGCGCTGCTCGAAAGTGCTCAGGCCGACATCAACGACATCCGTGCCCGCCACGCGGCCGGTGAAACTCTCACCGGTGCCGATGCCGTCCGCTTGAAGTCGCTTCTGGGCGACGTGGACACCATCACCGCCGCGCAGGCTGCCGCTGCACTGGCCGAGCCCGCCGACGCCGACGAGGTGGCCGGTCTGCTCAGCCAGGCCGACGCCGCCACCGCCGCGCCGGAAGCCCCCGAGGCCCCGGCCGACGAGGCACCGGAAGCCCCCGAGGGCGATGCCGGTGGCGCTGCACCCGAGGCCCCGGCCGATGCGCCGCAGGTTCCGGTCGCGGCCAGCGCGCCGCCCGCTGCCACCAACGGCAACCGGCCGGTCAGCTTCAGTCCTGCCGTGACCGGTGCGCCGCCCGCGCCCGCCGACGGTGAAGAGTCCACGCCGGGATGGGTTGTGCAGCCGGGTGTTCCCGGCTACAAGCCCGACACCAAGGTGGGCTTCGCGCAGCTGGCCAAGCAGCTCGACACCATCCGGCCGGGCAGCCGGTCGGTGCGTGGCAACCGGCCCGACAAGCACATCGACGGTCAGTCGTTCAGCGCCCAGGTGGTGTCGGCACTGACCCGCGACGTGGAGGTGGTGGACGACCCGCACGCGCTGGTCGCGGCCATCAACAAGGCCACCAGCCTGGTGAAGGGTGAGCGCGTTACCGCGCAGTCCCTGACCGCTGCCGGTGGCTGGTGCGCACCGTCGGAGCAGCTGTACGACTTCTGCGACGTGCCGGAGGCCACCGACCTGCTCTCGCTGCCGGAAATCACCATCAACCGTGGTGGTATCCGCTGGCCGCGCGAGCCTGATCTGTCCGGCATCTTCGAGGACTTCGAGTGGTTTTTCACCGAGCCTGAGCTGGAGGCCACCGACCCCGTTACCGGTGCCCCGACCGCGATCAAGCAGTGCGTCGAAATCCCCTGCCCCGAGGACTTTGACGAAATCCGCCTGAACGCCGTGGGCTGGTGCGTGGAGGCCGGAATCCTCCAGGAGCAGGGCTGGCCGGAGCTGATCGAGTGGTTTATGCGCTCGCTCACTCAGGAGCACCTGCGGGCGCTGTCCCGCCGGTCCATCCTGAACATCGTGGCGGGCTCCGGTGCCGCCAAGGTGATCCCGCCGACCAGCGTCATGGGTTCGGTTGCGTCGGTGCTCAACAGCCTTGCGCTGATGGCCACCAACATCCGGCTCAAGCGGGGTCTGTCGCGCACCGCCACCATCGAGGGCATCGCCCCGAGCTGGTTCTTCGAGGTGCTGCGCGCCGACCTGGCGTTCCGCGAGGGCACCGACACGTTCGCCGTGTCGGACGCCCAGATTGTCGGATGGCTGACGGCGCGCAACATCGCGCTCCAGTTCGTCGGTGACTGGCAGACCCGTGCTGCTGGCCTGCCCGGCAACCTGGACACGCTGGTCTGGCCGAGCACGGTTCAGCTGGTGCTGTACCCGGCGGGTACCTGGTTCCGTTCGATGAGCAACGTCATCGAGCTGGGCGTCATGTACCCCAAGGAGCAGTTGCAGGTGAACCGTTTCACCCGCATGTTCACCGAGGACGCGATTGCCGTCGGCAAGCGCTGCGGTGAGTCCGTGCTGGTGACCGTGCCGCTCGACGTGACCGGCGCGATTGGTCAGCGCGAGTACCTGGCCGCGAACCAGCCCGCACCGTAGGGCTGGCAGCTACGTCAAGACTGAAGGCGGGCGATGTGAGCAACCCGAGGCCGCTCGCATTGCCCGCCTTCTCTCGTCTCACCAGGAGGACACATGACCGCCCCCGTTGACGTGATCGACGTGGTTCACTTCACGCCGCCGCCGCTCAACCCGACCACCTATGGCCTGTACGGCGCGGTGGGCACCTGGCAGACCGACCCCGACAACCGGTGGCACCACGGCGTGGAGTTCCGCTCTGGCGGCAACTACGGCGGCGAGGGCAGCTTCGGCATCTGGAACGCGCCCTGGTGCGGCACGCCCGACCCGGCCGATCAGCTCAAGACCGGCGAACGGCCGGACAACCTGGACCCTTTCTATCCCGTGACGGTCTGGGCGTACGACGAGTGCGACCTGACCGCGCCCAGCCGGGCCGAGGTGGAAGCCCGCGCCGCCCAGGTGCTGCGCCTGGAGGAGCAGGTGGCAGTGGAGCGCGAGTTCGCCGCGCGCCTGCTGCTGGACGCCGCCGATCTGGAGACGCCCATCCCCACCGCCGCCAGCCTGGCGCTGGCGGTCGGCGCGCTGGAAGGCGCTGCGGCGCTCACGAACACGCAGGTGTATTTCCATGTCGGCGCGCAGTGGGTCAGCCAGGATCCAACCGGCGCGCTGTTCAAGAAGTCCGGCACCACCTGGACCAGCCCCTTGGGCAATATCTGGGTGGTCGGAGGCGGCTACGTGGACGGGCTGGAGGACACCATCGTGGCCACCAGCCAGCCCTACGGCTGGCGCGACGAAGCCACCGTGCGCACCGCCATTGACGAGAAGCACAACCTGTTCGCTGCCGTGGCTGAGCGTAGCGTCCTGGTTGGATACGAGGCGGTCATCGCCGCTGTGACCATCACCCCGGCCCCGTAAGGAGACCTGACATGCCTGCCGGAATCATCGCTACCGTCGACGGAGGGTTTGCCACCATCGACTTCCTGGACAAGTCGCTGCGCGGTCCCGCCCTGGCCGAGCTTGTCGAAATCGGTGGCCCTGCCAGTGTCGAGACCATCACCCGTGATGGCCCGCGCCGCAAGTACCGCGTGCCGGTGGGCAATGCCCAGGCGGCGGGCCTGCTCGACGGCGACGAGGTGGGTGACGTGTGGTCTGCCGGGCGCGACACCGGCGCAGCGGCGGCAACCGTCGCGGCCGACCCGAACGTCAACCCTGGCGCGGATAACGCCAACTGGCACACCCCGGTGGACCAGTACACCAGCGCGAACAAGTACGTGGGCCAGGTGCCGAACGCCACCGTGCTGCACAACCGGGGCCAGGTCTACACCGGTGACGCCGACAGCGCAGGCGGCGACCTCGCACACCCGCCGACGCACGCCGAGGTCATCCAGAACGTCAAGGACGCCAAGACGCCGCCGACGCAGGGCTTCGCGGCACCGCAGGCCCGCGCGGCGGTGGTCGCGGGCAGCCTGGCCGAGCAGGACGCCGCCCTGGGCAGCGACCCCGGTGGCTGGGCACCACAGCCCGGTGAGGGCACCGAGGCGGTGGAAGCGCCCACAGAGGCCGACGTTTCGGCCCCCAGCGAGCCGCAGGGCAGCGAAACACCGGCCACCGAGGTAACCACACCGGCCGATGAGTCCGCATACCCTGACGGGGAGCCCACGGTGGACTGGACCCGCAAGCAGCTGGACGCCTACGCGGCCGACAAGCTGGGCCTGGACACCACCAAGCTCGAAAGCAAGGCGGCTGTGGTGGCCGCGATCAACGCACCCAAGGAGTAGCTGATGACCGGTCATCAGACCGCACTCAGCGTCCGCGCGTGGCTCCAGGCCCGTATCCCGGCGAGCTGGCTGGAGGGCTGGTACCGCCTGGCGTCGGGCCTGGTCATGTTCCTGTTCGCCTTCGGGCTGCTGACGGCCGACGCTGTAACGCTGTGGCTCCAGCTGGCCGTGGCGACGGTCACGCTGCTGTTCGCGCTGCTGTACGCCACGTCGCCCTGGCGCGTGGCCCTGTACGCCATCGTGGCCCCGGTGGGCGCGGTGCTGCTGTACTACGGCGTGGTTGACGACGTGCGCTGGGCACTGATCAGCGCCGCCGTCGCGCAGGTATTCGGCATTACCACAGCGGCGGCTAAGACGGTCACTGTCGATACCGGCGGTGTAGGCATTGGCCCGTCGGTACGGTGACGAACCCATGGGACGGCCCCCGTCACCGTTCGTGGGCATCGAACACGATGCTCACGTTCGTGCTGCTGGTCGTGCTCATCATCGCCACCGTCATCAGTGACTACTGGGGTGAGCCACCGAACTACCTGGTGGGCTTGCTGGGCACTGCGGCCGGTGCGTTCTTCGCGGCCATCGGCAGCGACAAGCAGAAGAAGGACGCCGAGGTCCGTGAGACCGCCGAGCGTGCCGAGGCCAAGGCTGATGCCGTGGGGCGCGTGACCGCCGCCGAGCACCCCGAAATGGTCACTGAGATCACGCCGCCGTTCGCTCCCGAGGACGTTGGCGGAAGTAAGGGGGATGAGGATGGTGGGGGCGGTGGACCACGGTGACGCCTGTACTTGAGCTGATCTACAGCTTCCCGTTCGTGACGGGGCTGCTGGTGGGCATTGCGGCTCAGCGGGTGTACGCCCACGCCATGTGTCGATACGAGAACGCGCATCACCCGTTGCCGGGCGGTCGTCAGCACCACGTGCAGGGCATCAACCGCATGTGGCTGGCCGGGCTGGTGCTGCTGGCCACCCTGGGCTATGTGCTGCTCCAGACCGGACAGACCGAGGCCAAGTATCGGGGCCTGGCCCGCGACGTGGCCCAGTGCCAGACCGAGTTCAACGCGGCGCTCAAGGCGCGCAGTGCCATCGCCTCTGAGAACGACGAAATCAGCTTCAAGCAGCGGGGCATCCTGGCCCAGCTGGACGAGGCTGCCGGGGTACTGGTCAATCGCCAGCTGAACCCGCCGTCGGCCATTGCGGCACTGCCCACGAACGATCCCCGGCGGCTGGCCTGGAACGAGGACGTGACCCGTGTGTACTACGAGCGCACGCAGGGGCTGCGTGACGACATCGCAGAGCTGCGCAAGCGTGAGGCCCAGCTGCAAGACGAGCGGCGCAAGCATCCACTGCCCGAACCGACGTGCGGCGTGTTGTCTCCGGCCGAGTAGCTGCACCGTCGCCACCTAGTGTTTGAGCCAGCCTCGGAGACCGACCTGGCGCGCTGCGCCTGACACCAGGAGGAACCAGACAATGCCTGGCATCCAGCCCGTTAAGGGCACGCGGCTTCGTGCCACGAAGATCAACGGCTGCGGTATGCCGATTGCCGGTCCCCGCAACCGCCTCGTCACGTCCGGCTATGTCAGCCTGACCCTTACCGCAGTGATGCGGGAGGCCCAGGACTTGACGCAGGACAACGCCGAGGGCAAGGAGTGCTTTACCGACCGCACGCCGCCCGAGCGCCGGTGGTACACCCCGGCCCTGGAGCTGTGCAACGTGAACACCGGTCTGCTGACCATGTTCACCGGCTGGGAGTCGGTGCTTGACGCCAACGACCTGCCCGTTGGCTACCGCGACCAGAAGGAAATCGAGACCGACTTCGGCATTGCGCTGGAGCTGTGGACCAGCGGCAAGTCCGACGAGGACTGCGCCGACATCCCCACTTCGGACGCCGTGTTCGCCGCTGCTGGCAGCGGCCGGAGCTACGGCTACTTCCTGTTCGGCGGCACCGAGTGGACCCCTGGTGACATCACCATCGGCGCTACTGTGTCGACCTTCACCCTGACCGGCCGCACCATCGCGCTGCCGTACTGGGGCAAGGGTCCGTACAACGTCCAGGAGGACGAGACCGGCGACCCCGGCCGTCTGGTGACGCCCACCAGCAAGAAGGAGCACCTGACCGTGTTCCGCACCATGGTGCCCCCGCCGGAGCCGACGCCGGGCACCGAGCCCGTGCCGCTGGCGACCAGCACGTTGTTCGTCGCGCCGGACTTCTATTACGGTGGCCCGGCTGCCGAGCCGCCCGCCGCCGTCGCACCGGAGCAGCCCGCGATCCCGTAGGCTGCCTGGCATCAGCGAAGCAACAAACCGCCCCGGTCATTGCGACCGGGGCGGTTTGCGTTGTGATGCTTAGACGGCTGCGGCCACCGCCTCGTTGACGAGCTTGTGGCAGCTGTACCCGTTGCCGTACAGGGTGCGCACCTGGTGAGGGAGGATGCCCTGGGCCTCCAGGCGGGCAGCGGCACCGAGGGCAACCACTACGTCGTCGGTGGCGTGGACGGCGAGAATGGCGCGGGCCATACGAACCTCGTTGACCGGGCTGCCGGTGTGGGCGACGGCTTCGCGGATGCGGTATTCGAGGGCGGCAGCGGCGAGAGTGGACATTGGTGGCTCCTTTACCTGCGGCGGCGGGGCGGTCCCGCCTTGCTGATGTGAACACACTAACCCGCCTTAGTCGGGTAAGTCAAGATGACCGATGCGCGCACTGCCAACCGATACCCTGGCGTCGTGGCTTTCACGTGGCCGGTCGACCGGTCTGACTTCCCGGCGCTGCCCGAGGAAACCGACCCTGGCTACGACCAGGCGGTGCTGGAGCAGCGTGCAGCAGCTGACCTGGCCGTGGCGGTGATGTGGGCGCTTACCGGCCGTCAGTGGGGCCTGTACGAGAACACCGTTCGCCCGTGCCGTACCGAGTTCCCCAGCTGGCCGGGCTTCGCGCCGGGCGGCGTCACCAGCTACGTGCTCAGCTGGGAAGGCGACGGATGGGTGAGCTGGCCGTGCGGCTGCGTGGGCGCGTGCAAGGTGTCCGGCCCGCGCGCCGTCCACTTGCCCGGCCCGGTCTACGCCGTGACCGAAGTCAAGATCGCCGGAACGGTGGTGCCACCGGCCGGGTACGTCACGGAGAACAACGTGCTCTATCGGGTCGGCGCGCCGTGGCCAGCGCAAGACCTCGGTCGGCCCCTTGGTGAGGCCCGCACCTGGGCGGTGACCTACCAGCGCGGCATCCCAGTGCCGGAGAGCTTCGCCGCGCTGACCGGGCTGCTGGCCAAGGAGTTCCTGGACGCGATCGACAACGAGGGCCGGTGCCGCCTGCCCCGCACCGTGACCACCGCCAGCCGTCAGGGCGTGACGTACCGCGCCTACGATCCCCAGGTTATCTACGCCAACGGCAAGACCGGCTTGCCGGAGATTGACCTGGTGCTCGCTGCCGTCAACCCGAACGCGCTGATGTCCGCGCCTACGGTGGTCTGATGACGCAGCCCTGCCGCACCGACCCCGCCATGGAGGTCATCGGTGCCGTGACGACCACGCTGGCCGAGTTCTTCCGTAAGGACCAGCTGTGCCCGCCCATGGTGGGCGGCACCGCCAACATCCGATTCTTCGCTGGCGACGGCGCGCCGCTGGCCGCGTGGGACAGCCACGTCAGTCAGGGCTGCGACGAACCTTTCGTCTGGGTGCGCGCCCAGCGCCGCTACCGCAGCCGGGCGTTCCCGAACCCCACGGTGGAGGTCGGGAACTGCAAGCTGCTCAAGGTGATGCCGGTGGAGGTCGGCGTGGCCTGGTGCGCGGTGGTCGAACAAGAGCCCCGGTGGTCTGACTACGCCAAGGAGGCGGCGGTCAGCATGGACACCGCCTGGCGTATGGAGGAGGCGCTGTGTGCCGCCGCTGCCCAGCTGCTGCGCGACGACAGCGAGCGCCTGGTGGGAACTGACATCATCAACCCGTACGGTCCAGAGGGCGGCGTCATCGCTTGGATCGGCACCCTGTACGCCAGCTACTGAGGAGGACAACCATGGCCAGGATCACCATTGAGGGCAGCCGCCTTTCGCCGAGCACGTTCCTGGCGGCGGGTGAGCGCGCCACCGTACAGCGCACCGAGCGCGTGGAACGCCTGCTTGCGCGGGGCTTCGTGGTGGAAGTGCCGGAGCAGCGCACCGTCACCGTCACCGAGGTGGTCACCGAGGTGGAGGCCGACAAGCAAGCCGCCCAGTCGCGTGAGGAGCTGGGCGTGCCACCGCGCAACGCCAGCCGCGACGACTGGGCGGAGTTCCTGGCCCAGCACCCCGGCGGCTTCGTCACCGAGGACAAGGACCGCGCCGCGCTCATCGCCGAATGGGATGCCTACGCGCCGCCGGTCGACGTGGAGTAGCCCGTGCCGGTAACCGCGCGCATCCACATCAACGAGCCCGAGCTGGAGCGCCAGTCCGGCGCGATCTTCCGTGGTAAGCACCGCAGCCTGACCCGGCGCATTGCCACGCAGGCCCGCGCCGACGTACCCGTGCGCACCGGCAACCTGGGCCGGACCGTCGGTGAGCTGCCGCAGCGCTACCGGCCGTTCCATGTGGACGGCGGTGTGGAGGCCACGGCCGACTATGCGGCGGCGGTGCATGAGGGCAGCCGCCCGCACCGCATCGTCGCCCGGCACGCCCAGGCGCTGCACTTCTTCTGGCACGGGCGCGAGATATTCCGCAAGAGCGTCTGGCACCCCGGCGTCCGGTCAAGGCCCTTCCTGCGCAACGCTGCGCAGCGTATCGCCGCCGCTGACCCCGACATCCACATGACGTGACTTTCCCGACCTTGGTGGTAGTCTCGCGGCCGAACCCCAAGCCTCGGGAGGGCCAATGACCACGTTCGGATCGCAGGGCAAGATCGTTGCGCGTGCAGACGCCGCACCAGCCGAGGAGCAGCTGGTGCCGCCGGTTGACTACTGCGCACCGGACGACGACAAGGACGACCCGGCCCCCGACGTGGACGCAGTGCTGGCCGAGGTTGCCGCCGACAACGAACCGGAGGTGATCGTGGCCCCGCAGGACGTGCCCGCAGACCTGGCCGTGCAGGATGAGCCGGAGGACACCGGCAACGCTGTGGCCCTGGCCGTACGGTTCGACGTGACGACCACCGGCGAGGAGTGGAAGTACGACTACCTGGAGTTCCAGGGCGACAAGCTGGGCATCCGGCTGCCGACCCGGCAGGCGCTGGCGGCGTTCAGCCTGGCCAGCAGCAAGTACGTGTCCATGGGCGTGAAGAACGACCTGACCGGCCTGTTCATCGCCCGTCACCTGAGCCCCGAAAGCTACGGCCGGGTGTTCTCTCGCCTGATGGATCCCGACGACGCCGAGTACGACGTGGACACCGTGGGCGAACTCTTCAATGCGATTGTTACCGCCAGCATCGAGGCAGACGAGCAGGAATAGCCACCTGCTGGGATAGCCTGGGCGCGTGACCGATGTCGGCAAGATCAGCCTTGGCGTTGAGATTCATGCCGACGACCTGGCAGCAAAGCTGGGCGAGGCGGTGCGCCGGGCGGTTCTGCCGACGCTCGACAAGGTAAACCGCAAGCTCAACGAGGTACAGCGAGAGTACCGGAATACCGGCAACGCAGCCGAACGCAGCGCCGACAAGCAGGTGCGCCAGCTGCGCCGCGTGGCCACCGAGGCAGCCGCCACCGCTGCGGCAGTGCGCGCCGTGCAAGGGGCCTACGGCAACGGACCCCGCCGAGACCCGGTGCCGCCCATCGACCGGCAGCGCCGCGCCACCGACAGCCTGGGCAACAGCACCCGCAGCGTTGCTGACGCTCAGCGAGAGCTGAACGAGGCCATCAACATCTTCGGGCGGCGCAGCCCCGTGGTGGAAGCTGCACAGCGCCGCCTGGCACGCGCCGAGGCTGCGCATACCGCCGAGCTGGTGCGGGCGGCGGCGCGGTCGCGGGCGTCCACCGACAGCCAGGTCAACGATTACGAGCGCCTGGCACGTGAGGCCGAACGGTCGGCTGCTCGCCAAGCTGCGGCGGCTCGCGCTGCCGGTGGAGGTGGTGGCCGAGGCGGCGGTGGATCGGGCGGCGGCGGGCGTCGTGGCGTCCTTGGATTCCTCACCGGCACCACGGGGCTGAACACCATTGCCCTGGGCGCGTCGGCGCTGCCCGCAGTGGCAACGGGCGTTGTCAATATCGTCGGCGCGGTACAGCAGCTCAGCCAGGCCGGGCTGGCGCTGCCCGGCATCTTCGCGGGCGCGGCCAGCTCCATCGGCATCGCGGTGGTGGGCTTCAAGGGCATGGGCGATGCCGTCAAGGCGCTCATGGACGCCGCCGACGACCCGGCCAAGCTGGAAGAGGCGAACAAGCAGCTGGAGAAGATGGCCCCGGCTGCCGCTGCGGTGGCGCGCGAGGTCGCCAAGCTGGCCGGACCGACCGGCCCACTAAAGCAGTTCCAGAAGGACATCGCGCAGCCGCTGTTCGCGGGTATTGACACGCAGCTGGACGACTTCACGAACAAGGTGCTGCCGCGCGTCAAGCCCGGCGCACAGAAGATCGCCGGGGCCTGGAACAACACCTTCTCGGAGGCCATGCGGGTCGGCGGCAGTGACAAGACGCTGGGCTTCATCGACCGCATTTTCGGCAACACGGCCGAGGGCCAGAACCGTGCGAACAAGGCCATCGCGCCGCTGACCAGTGCGCTGGGCCAGCTGGCCGCGACCGGCAGTGACTTTCTGCCCCGGCTCGGTGATGCGATCACCAGCGTCAGCGAGCGGCTGGACAAGTTCATCAGCAAGAACGCCGCGAACGGCAACCTGTTCCGGTGGATTGACGAGGGCCTGAACGGTATGCGGGCCTTCGGAAACGCGGTCCTCAACGTCTTCAAGACCATCACGGGGCTGACCAAGGCGGCGGGCGCGCTCGACGGCAGCCTGTCCGGCGACGGCGGGTTCCTGGGCTGGCTGGAGCGCAGCACCAAGGCCATGAGCGACCTGACCAACAGCGCCAGCGGCCAGGCCAAGCTGACGGCGTTCTTCCGCGACGGCCGGGCCGACCTGGAGCGGTGGGGCGACCTGCTGCGCGACATCTGGCCTGCCATCCGCGAGGTGATCAAGGGCTTCCAGGCGTGGGGCGACATCATTTTCCCCATCATCAAGGCGGCGGGCAGTCTCGTCGGCAGCCTGGCCGAGGTGCCGGGGCTGCTCCAGGCGGTGCTGGTGGGCTTCTTGGCGTGGCGCACCATCGGCGGCATCGTCGGAGGCATCACCGGCAAGATCAAGGCCATGAACACCGCCGCAGCGGCGGGAGCTGGCGCAACCGGCGGCAAGGGACAGAGCGCCCTGCTGGGCGGCAGCCTGCTGCTGAGCGGCACCACCATGCAGCAGAACGCGGGCACCAGCACCACCAGCGGCGTGCTCGGGGCCTTGCAAACCATCGGCGGCGGCGCGGTGCTGGGCGGCACCATCGGCAGCGTGATCCCCGGCGTGGGCACGGGTATCGGCGCACTGGTGGGCGGTGGCCTGGGCGCGGCGTTGGCCGGGTACAACGCGCTGGTCAACCAGAACAAGATCGCTACCGAGGCGGCGGCTGCCGCAGCTGAAAAGTGGGCAGCCACCAACGAGCGCAGCCACCAGGCCATGCTGCTGAACAGCCAGGCCATCAAGTCGATGAACGACGCCCTGGCCGAGTCCGGCGGCGCAATCGACACCGCAACCCTGGCGGCGGTGGGTGAGCAGGTCAACGCAATCCCCGAGAAGCTGGCCGGGGCCTACGACGAAAGCACGCTCAAGGGCATCGCCACCGCGCTGGGCGACGTGGGCATGACGACGGAGCAGATGGCTGCCACCATCACCGGCAGCCAGGGCCAGTTCGATGCGCTGATCGGGCGACTGAACGGCATGGGTCCGGCCGGGCAGATCGCCGCCCAGCAGCTGGCCAGCATCCGCGACAACACACTGGGCGCTGCCCAGAACGCCAGCGTGGCCGCGCCGCTGCTCCAGCAGCTGGCCGACAAGTTCGGCGGGCTGGCGGGCGCGCAGGTGGCAGTGGAGAACGCTTTCGCCGGTATTCCCACCGACGTGCCGATCAACATCAACATGCCCAACGGGCAGGCTGTGTTCGACATCCTCAAGGAAATCGGCGCGCAGATTCAGACCAACCAGGACGGGACGATCAACGTCACCGCCCCGTTGGCCCCGGCCGTGCTCGACCAGCTGCGGGCGCTGGGCATCCAGATTCAGCAGAACAAGGACGGCACTATCGTCGTCCAGATCGACCAGGCCCGCTACCAGGACACCATCGCCAAGCTGGGCACGGTCGGCCAGCTCTACGATGACCTGTTCCGTAAGTCGGGCGCGCTGCCGTTGCCGCCGGTACCTGGGGCACCGCCGCCCCGCAACAATGCGGCCGATCCATTCCAGCTGCCCCCGCCCCGGCCGGGCGGTGCCGACGGCATGGTCATCCCCGGCTACGCGCCAGGGCACGACATCGTGAACGCCGTGCTGGCCCCTGGCGAGGGCGTGCTGATCCCCGAGGCGGTGCGCGGGCTCGGTGGTCCGGCCGGGGTGTACGCGCTCAACAGCCGGTTCCGTAGCGGGCTGAGTAAGCGGTACTACGCCGACGGCGGTGTGCATACCGGTAGCGGCGCATTGCCCGGCCCGCCGGGCGGCGAAACCGAGCTGGGCGTGCTCATGCAGATTCGTGACCTGTTGGCGGGTAAGGGCGGCGTCGGCGCGGTGGCCCAGACCGCCGCAGCCACCGACACCATCGCCAAGGCCAGTACGGAAACCAGCGGCCAGACCACGGGTCCGTTCGGTACGCCCATCAAGGCCCGCAACCGTGGCTACGAGGCAGCCGCTGCGGCCATCCAGGCGCTCGGTGGCGACCCTGAGAAGTGGATCGGGGCCGACCCCACCACATACGCCGCCCCGACCGCCAGCGGGGCGCTGGGCGGCACTACGGCGGCATTGCCGGGCATGGTCGACATCGCCGCGCTCCAGAAGTTCGCCATGACCGGCAACGTGGCTGACCTGCCGCCGGGCATCTCACTGAACGACCCGGTGGTCACGGCCATCACAGGGGCTCGGAACAAGAAGAAGGGGCTGAGCGACCAGCAGATCAGCGACCTGATTGGCCAGGGCCTGGGACCAGGCGGGTACACCGGCACTCTCGACAGCGACAACACCAGTTTGGTAAAGGCGCTGGAACGGCTGCGCACCAAGGGCACCAAGGTGCCGGGCGGCACGGCGGCGGTGGCCGGATCCACTGGCGTGCCAACCTACGCGCTGCCTACCGGTGCCATGGGCGCAGCGCTGGACCCCATCAGCGCCTACGCCGCCAAGTACAGCGGCGGGCAGTACAGCTGGGGCGGTAGCGACCTGGCGGCGGGCCTGAGCGACTGCTCCGGCGCGGTGAGCGACCTGGTGGAAATCATCACGCAGGGCCAGGCCACCAGCAAGCGTCTGTTCTCTACGGCCGACGCGGGCAGTGTGCTGTCCAGCCTGGGGGCGGTGTCCGGCGCGGTGCCGGGTGCGCTCCAGATCGGCTGGTCGGCCGAGCATATGCGGGCCACGCTGCCCAACGGCGTGGCATTCGAGAGCGGCGGCGGTACCGGCCAGGGCGCGACTTACGGCGGCAACGCCAAGGGTGCCGAGGGTATGCCGAACATCATGTCGCTACCGGTCAACGGCGTGCCGCTGGGCGCGGGCATGTCCGGCGCACTGCCGGGCGGCGCAGCTGCGGCCGGTGGCGGCACTCCGGTGTTCGTCACCAACTGGCCGGGCGGCGGTCAGGGCCAGCTGCCGCCGGGTGTGAACCAGATTCTCGGCGGACTCACGCAGGGCGGTGGCCAGGCGGCGCAGAACGTGCTCGGTGATGTGATGGGCGCGGTGGCCGGTGTCGGGCAGGAGGGCTGGGCCACCAAGGGCGCGACCTACGCGCAGCTGAACCAGCTGGTCCAGGAAGGTAACCCGCTGGCGCTGGCCAAGGCGTTCGGTCTGAACGTGGAGGACTTCACCCGCCAGGGCGGTGCGGGTACCGACGTAGAGAAGAACGACCAGGCTTACGACGCGAGCGGCCGGTTGTTCTCGGACACGTCGGCCCTGTTCGACCGCACCCTGACCAGCCTGAACGCGCAGCTCCAGGCCATGCGCGAACAGATGGTCGGCGTGATCGAGCAGGTTAGCCAGAAGCTCAACGACAGCGCCCTGGAGCCGGTCGTGAAGGCCGGTGTGCAGAGCGCGCTGGAGGGCCTGAAAGACAGCGTGTCGAACGCCATCGGTACCGCGATGGGCAACGCAGCCGCGCCGCCCATTGCCGACGCGGTGAGCAGTGCCGTGGCCAGCCTGCCTATCGACAACACCGGCAGCGGCAACGTCGGCGGCAACCTGGCTGGCGCGGCCACGGGCGTCATCGGCATGGCGGGCGGTGGCCCGGTGTCCGGCGGCGTGGCCGGTAAGGACAGCGTGCCCGCGCTGCTGATGCCCGGCGAGTTCGTGCTGAACACGATGGACGTGGCCCGCATGGGTGGCACCCACGGCGTGGAGGCTGCCCGGCGTAAGGGCTTCCGGCATTACGCCACGGGCGGCGGCGTCATCGGTAACGACACCGTGGGCGCGGACTTCTTTGGAGTGTCCGAGGTGCCCATTATCGGGGCCATTGTGAACCTGCTGGTGCGGGTATTGCTCCAGGTCATCGGCGTGGAAATTGAAGTGCGCGACACGATGAACGAAATGTCGAGCGACTTCCGGCAATTCCGTGGTGACGCATTTAAGGCGTTCGACGCTCAGGGCCGGTTGCTGAACGACACCAGCGGGCTTATCGAGCGCACGCAGTCGAGCGAGGAAACCGCAGCTGAGGAGCGCATTCGCATCCTCAAAATTGTTATCCAGGCGCTTATCAAGTACATCATCGAGAAGGTGATTGTGCCAATTACCAAGGCGGTGGCGAACGCGGCTATCCAGGCCGGTGCCAGCGCTGCGGGTGCGGCGGTGAATACGCAGGCACCTGGTGCCGGTGGAATTGTCAGCTCGCTTATTTCCAGTGCGGGCCAGGCCGGTGTCGACATCGCCGCCGAGGTCGGTACGGACTTTGCGCTGGCCATCAGCGAAACGCTGATCGACATGGTAGGCGACCAGCTGCAATCGTCGTTCCCCGACCTGGTGAGCGGCGTGTTCGGTGGCGGCGCACTGGCCAGCATCTTCGACCCGGCGGGTGGCTTCCTGGGCACTCTGATCGGGGGCCTGCTGGGCAGCATTACCGCGATCTTCGGTGGGCTGTTCGGCGGGGCCAGCACGTTGATCCCCGGCCAGTCGTTCGACCAGGGCGGGCTGGCCATCGGCGAGGGCTACCTGCCCAAGGCCACCGCCGAACCCGAGCTGGTACTGAGCCCCACTGAGACGAGCCTGTTCAGCCGGTTCGTCGCGGCGCTGGAGCGTGGCGGCTTCGGCGGTGGTGGCAGCCGAACCGTCCATGCTCCCATTACTGTGATCGGTGGCGGCGAGAGCACCGCTGACGTGATTGAGCAGCGCCTGCTCAAGCTGATGCCGTAGGAGGACACGTGGCGTTCCGTGGCTACTTCGCTCTGGACGGGGTGGAGTTTGCCAACAGCAGCCGCGTGGTGGCCCACATCGGGGCCAACATTCCCACCATGGACCTGGGCCTGCTGGGCGACCCCGGCGACTGCTCGCTGACGCCCGTGGCCGGTAGCCCGCTGCTGGCCGAACTGCCCGCCAGCACAGTGCCCATCGGGCCAGGGCGGCTGCTGGGCACCGTGCCCGACGGCACACGGCTGTACGGGCCTGGGCTGGGCCTGGTGGGTGACTGCTGGACGCCGGACAATCTCTGCTTCGGCTGCCGGGACAGCATCGGATACGACGACAGCTGGCCGGGCCTGGCCGACCTCCTGGACGACAGCCTGTACCGGCCGGAGCTGGCACCCTGGTACACCACGCGCGTGCCTGAGAGCGCCGAGTTCGGCGGCGTATGGGTGATGGACGTGAAGGGTCTGGACACCACGCCGACGCAGCGCGACGTGACCGAGGTGGCCGGTGCCGGTGGCGCACCCGGCCCCGTGCGCAATCCCAGCCGCCAGGTGACGTTCGACGCGCTGCTGGTGGCCTGCACGAATGCGGGCCTGACCTATGGCCTGCAATGGCTGACCTGTCTGCTGCGGGCCACCGACGCCGACGACGGCAGCACGCTGCGGTACCTGGCGGCGCATCCCGGCGGCAGCACCGCCGACCCCGTGACGCTCATCCGCGAAGTGCATGGTGTGGTGCTCAGCCAGGAGCCCCAGGTGCAGGACGCGCAGAACCTGGCGCGCGGCCAGCACAGCCAGGCCACCGTATACCGGGTGCAGTGGACCATGACCGTTACCCGGCCATACGCCTACAGCCCGCCGGTCGACGTGGCGGTGGACTGGGACGAGACCACGCTGGACCCCATCAATTGGATCCACGGGGCCGATTGCAAGACCCCTGCCAGCTGCGACGACATGCCGGTGTTCTTTGCCGAGGGCTGCGACGTGGAGCCTATCGAGGTCGTCACGACGCCGCCGCCGACGTGCGGCGGGTGTATGCCGGTGTGCGCGGTGCAGCGGCGCGTCTTTGAGCTGCCGGTATTCGACAGCCCGTACCGCTGCCGCCAAACCGCCGTAACGCTGCGCGTGCGCAACAACGGCGAGCAGCCCCTGACCCTCCAGGCGTTCTACCGGCAAACCGATACCCGCGAGCAGTGCGGCGACCAGCTGTGGCCTATCCAGCTGACCGGTGTGCCCAGCCAGGGCGAAGTAGTGCTCGACGGCATCAGCGGCCGGTTCTGGCTGAACTGGGCCGGGCGCAAGCGCCGCCCGTTCAACATGGTCAGCACGATGAGCGGTGTGCCGTGGCGTCCGGCCGTCATCGACCGCGACCGGGGCTGGGAGCTGGTGGTGATCAGCGACGGCGCTGCCACCTTCGACGTAAGCATGAGCCTGGCCGACCGGGAGGTGTGACGTGCCGGTCGTAACCGACGATCTGCTGGTCAGCCTCCACACTGCCGGGGGCTCGACGCTGTATCAGTTTCTCCCCGACGACTACACCGACCTCACGTTCAGTAGGGCCACGCGCGACGGCAGCCAGTGCAACCTGACGGTCCCGCCGCTGCCTGGTGGCCAGCGCCTGCCCGACATTGTGTACTGGCACCACTGGCTCACCGTGTGGGACGGCACCCGCCAGGGCGCGGAGGCGGTGCTGTGGACAGGGCCGATCAAGAAGATTCGGGACAACCGCGCCGGGCTGGCGCTCCAGGCGGTGGACCACAGCGCCTACCTGAGTCGCACCCGCAACCCGACGACCAAGCGGTGGGACGCCGCCGACCCGTCCACGGTGGCCGGTGAGCTGTGGGCCGACATGATCGCCGCCCAGGGGCTGCGCACGCGGGCCATCGTGCGGCCGGACCCCGAGGGCGACCGGTACGACTTCCAGGTCATCACCGACGAGCAGATGCTGGACCAGACCATGAGCCAGCTGGTGGACTACGGGCTGCGCTGGACCGTGGTGGCGGGCACGCCCATCCTTGGCCCGCTGCCGCTGGACCCGGTAGCCACCCTGGGAGAGGAACACTTTCTGGGCGACGGCATCGACTTCGTGCGTGACGGCACCGCCGCCGTGAACGACGTGCTGGTGCGCGGCCAGGACAACCTGGCCCGCGAGCGCGTCGACTTCTACGGCCAGAACCTGCAATCCATCGTCAACCTGGACAGCATGTCCGGCGTCAGCAACGTGACGCGGGCGGCGCAGAAGTACGTTCGCACCACCGGCAGCCTGCGCACCACTATGGAACTGCCCAGCGGCACCGTGCTGCACCCGAACGCGCCGGTCACCATTGACCAGCTGATGCCAAGCGCCCGGTTCGTCATCGAGGCGCGCGGCATCCGTCAGCTGATGTTGCTCACCGCGTGCGAGGTCAACCGGCGGGCCGGAGCAGCTACCGTGACGGTCACCATGGAAAGTGTGGAGGAGAAGCTGGAGCTGACCAGCGACAAGGCCGGGCCTTCGCTGAGCCTGAGCGCCGGGGCGGCGGGCCGATGACAGCACTGCTTGCACCGGGGCGCACCCCGCAGAACGACGCCGAGCTGGCCCGTAGCTTCCACGACCGGCTGCGCAAGCTGGAGACCGCCAGCACCGTGCGCGTCGGCCCGTGGGTGCTGTCCAACGACCCGGCCACCGGCAACCTGCGGGCGACCCGGCCGGGGCAGACCGTCCTCATTGACGACCAGGGCGCGACCGAGACCCTGGACCCCGCCAGCCTGAACCTGTCCGGCTATGTCACGGACAAAGAGCTGGTAGACGCCCTGAGCCAGATCGACACGGGCGGCTCGCTGGAGTCGATGTGGTCCGATCTGTACACCGCGCTCACGGGCCTGCTCAATCCGGTGAACGCGCTGGCGGCGCTGGCCAACTTCTTCAAGGTGGAGCTGGGCAGCCCCATCACCAGCAATCGCCTGCCGCTGATTCCGCTGTCGCACATCCGGCCGGTGAATCCGAACCTGCTGCTCGACGGCAGTTTCGATGACGAGGCCACGCTGTCGGGATTCCCCGATTGGGACTACGACGAGGCCGACGGCCGCAGCCGCCCCGGCTGCGCCTACACCATGGCCGACGGACTCACGCACACCATCCGCAGCAACGCGGTGGAGGTGGAAGCCGACGACGAGCTGGACGCCGAGGTCTATGCCAAGTGGGTCGACCTGGCGGTCAGCGCCGCCACACCTATCCAGCTGGCCATTGCCAGCTATGACGAGGACGACGTACTGATCGGCGGCGCGCCTGCGGTGGTGGCCAGCGCCGGGGCTGCGGGCAACAGCGGCGGGACCAACGGCTGGGGCACCAAGCTGAGCGTGACCGGCTGGAGCCCGCCTGCGAACGCCAAGTACGTCGTCGTGGAGCTGACGGTGACCACCGGGGCGACCGGCGGCACCGTCAAGTACGACGACGCCGCGCTGCGCAAGACGGGCACCCTGCCGCAGAGCTACATCAACGGGCTGGTCGACGCACTGGCGGGGCTGTGGAGCGGCATCCAGGCCCGTATTGACGACTTCATGGACCTGCTGGACGCATTCGGCGGGTTCGTCATCGGCACCGGCCAGGGCCAGCTCACCGACGTGATTACTCGGCTCCAGGCGCTCAACCCGCTCACCGGTGTGTTCGACGCCAGCAAGCTGGGCAACCTGGCCAACATCCCGGCCATTGGCCAGGACAAGATCATCGGCCTGGTGGACGACCTGGCCGACGCGGTGGCCAATGGTGGGCAGACCGTGCGGGATGCGATCGTGCAGGCGCTGACGGGTGCGGTGCCGCCGGGCGGCGCGACCGACGCCAACGTGATCAGTGCGCTGACCAGCATTCCGGCCACGCTGGTGCAAAGCGCGGTGGAGGGCGCGAGCAACATTGACGACGCCATCCAGCAGGCGCTGAACGCCGTGGTGGAAGGCGCGAGCGGTGTGCTGAGCGCGCCCGGCACCTTCGTGGACATGATCAACCAGCTGGCGGGCCTGCGGAACAGCGCCGCCGGTGCGAACGCGGCGGTGGTCAATCTCCAGGCGACCGTGGCCGGGCTGGACCCGGCGGCGTCGTCGGAGGTCATCAACTTCGGCGAGTACGTGGACGCGGCCACGCCGCCCAGCATGTTCACGAAGTTCTCCGACACCGGCTCCGGCGCGCTGATCACCAGCGCCGGTGAGCTGCGCTGGGACAGTGCCAGCGCTGGGCGCGAGCTGTACCTGTTCAACGGTGGCCCGCTCCAGACCGACCTCTTCGAGGTGTCGATGGTGTTGCCGCAGGTGCCGACGCACGGCTGGTTCGGTGCGGACAGTACGAACTACGTCTGGCTGATCGGCCGGTCGAACGCGGGCAGCACCGCCCTGGTAGCGGCGCGCCTGGCCTGGGATGAGATTCGGCTCTACAACCTGGCGGGCGGCACGTTCACGCAGTTCGGCCCCACCATCAGCGAGAGCGACCTGCTCACCGCCGGTTGCTCTGTCAGTTTCAAGGGCGGCACGGTGGCCGATCCCCGGTATTTCCACGTGTCCATCAATGGCACCAAGAAGCTGGTCTACACCGACGGCTCCGGTGGCCCGCCGGTCACGGTGCTGGGGCCGGATTACCGGAACTGTGGCCTGGGCGTGGAGAAGGGCAGCAGCTACCTCACCGCCACGGTGAGCACCTGGTCCATGCTCGACGGCGGCAGCAGCGCCGGGTCCGGTGTGGTGGCCGGTTACACCGCCGCTGGCCTGACCAACCTGAACCTCTGGAAGGGCACCGCCGCGCAGTACGCAGCCATCCCGACCAAGAACCCGAACACCATCTACGTGGTGAAGAACTGATGCCGGTATTCATCGGTGACGAGACCATCGACACCCTGCTGAACCAGCTGGGCCAGGACTACGACAGCGTGTATATCGGCAGCGACAAGGTGTGGCCGGACATCACGTTCCCCTACACCCTGGTGAACACCAACGTCACCGGCGCAGCCATCCCGCCGGGCGCGACCGGCGCATGGGTCCACCTCTGGGGCCGGGGCACCCCTGGCGGCAACGGCGGGCATGAGGACGGCACCCCGTCCAATGGTGACGCGCCCGGCGGCTCAGGCGGCGGCGGTGGCGGGCACGTGCACAAAATTTTCATCTACGTGGAGGACATGGGCTCGGACTGGTCGCTGTTCTACGGGCCAGCGGCGGGCGCTCCCAACCGCTTCATCACGGGCGGCGTTGACCTGATCGCCAACAGCGCCAACGGCGTGAACGGCGGCACCGCCGTGGCCAACGGGCTGACCGCCGACTACTACTCGCCACGGGCATCCAATGGCGGCAACCGAGGCCAGGACTCCAACGGTGGCGGTGCGGGCGGCGCTGACGGCGGCGATGCCAGCTGGACCGGTGACAACGCACCGAACACCAGCCCGCCCGGCCAGCGCGGCATCGGTTCCAACGGCGGCACCAACGGCGGCACCGGCGGCATCGCATACGGTGAGGGCAACGCACACCACTACGCCTCCGGTGGCGGTGGCGGTGGCGGCGGCGGATACACCGCAGGCGGTCCCGGCGGTGCGGGCACACAGAACACGGGCGGCACTGGCGGGTCCGGCGGCGCGGCGCGTGCCGAGGTCATCTGGACCAACGAGATTGTTCCCAAGGACAAGACCTGGGAGTACGCGCCCGGTGCGTGGAGCTGGACCATGCCCGCCTGGGCGCAGACCGGCTGGGCGGTCGACCTGATCGAGTTCGGCGGCGGCAAGGGCGGCAACAACGGCGGCAGCACCAGCGCGGGCAATGGCGGTCTGGGCAGCGTCGGCGTCGGCCAGACGCTCATCATCGGTACCGACATCGCCCTGGGCGGCACCCTGAGCGGCAACGTGGGCAGCGGCGGCGCAAGCAACGGCGGCAACGGCGGGAACACCACCTGTACGCAGACCGGCCTCACCAGCAACGGCGCAACGGGCACCAACAGCGCCCAGGCGGGCACAGCGGCGACGGGCGTCACCATTGGCGGCAAGACGTACGGCGGTGGCGCAGGCGGCTCTACAGGCAGCACTACGTCGGCAGGGCAGGCCGGTGGCACGCCGGGCGGCGGTGGCCAGGGTGGCGGGTCGATATTCTTCATTGGCCAGGCGGGCGGCGTCGGCGGCGAAGGCCGGGTGTACGTGCGTCTGCGGCAGGTGATCTAACCGTGACGGGCTGGTTCCAGGCCCCGTCGGTGCCACCGCTGCCCGCGCCGGGCTGGTTCGACGGCGACGACCCGCATCCCACGCCGCCGGAGCCCGACATTGCCTGGTGGGCGGTGCTCACCGTCGACATGGCGCACACCGTGGCGGCGGTCAGCACCATGGAGCTGGGCGCGTTCAAGGCCCTGGGCATCGTCCACAGCGTTCACGCCACGCAGCAGCTGGCGCTCCAGGCGCTGCTGCGGCTGAACATCAACCACGGCGTCACCGCGCAGAACACGCTCACGTTCCAGGGGCTCTACATGCTGGACATGTCGCTGGCGCTGAGCGTGCAGCACGCCCTGACCCTGGCCCGCGTGAAGGACATCGCGGTGCCGATGCCGGTGGCGGTCGGCCACACGTTGACCCTGGCCCGCGTGCTGGACATGCAACTGGAGCACGCCCTGGCCAGCAGCCAGGTGCTCACCCTCCAGAAGTACCGCACACTCGCGGTGACGCAGAACGTGGCGGTGGGCCAGTCGCTGAACCTGGCCAAGATTCGCACGCTGGCGCTGGCCAACACGCTGGTCACCACACATCAGATGTCCATGGGCTTTCCGACCACCGGCCTGCCTGCCCCGGCCAACTTCACCGCCGCCGGGGCTTACACCTACACGTTCCCGCGCAATTGCGACTTCGTGGACGCGGTGCTGCTCGGCGCTGGCGGCGGCGGGGCCAGCTCCGGCACGTTCTACACGCTTAAGGGCTACCCCGGCCAGGCGGGCGTCTGGGCCACCGCCACACTCCAGCGCGGGCTGACGCTGGCATGGACGGTTACGCAGTTCACCGGCCAGGTGGGCACCGGCGGCGCTCGCGGTAGCGGCGGCTTCACCGGCACCGCCGGTGAAGCAGGTACCGCCACCACGTCGGCCGCGACCGGCTGGGGCGGGCTCAGCGGAGCGGGCGGTGCCGGTGGCATCGCCAACGCCACCGGCACCAGCGACAACGTGGGCCGGTCACCGGGAAACATCACGTACAACGGCATCCCCTACACCGGCGGCGGTACGCAATCCACCAACGGCGGGGCCGGTAACCCGCCTGGTGGCGGCGGTGCGGGCGGGTCCAACTTCGGCGGCGCGGGCGGCGTCGGCGCTGCGGGGGCGGCTCGTTACAGGGCCTACCAGTAGGATCACGACCGTGGCTGTGGGAATGACCGCCTATCTGGCGAACAAGTTGCTGGACCACGTGTTCCGCAACGTGGCCTACACCCCGCCTGCGGTGGTGTACTTCCGGCCGCACATCGGTGACCCCGGCGCGAACGGCACCGCTAACGGGTCGGCGAATACCACGCGCTACGCGATGAGCTTCGGCGTGGCCGGGGCCAGCACCGCCGGGCAGATCGCCCTGACGAACTTCCCCGAGCACACCCTGAACGCCACCGAGACCATCACCCACGGTTCGATCTGGGACGCGGCCACCGGCGGCAACTGCCTGATCACCGGCCAGGCCACCGTCAGCAAGGGCGGTGTCAGCGGCGACATCATCAGGCTGGCATCCGACATCGTGGGCATCACGCCCATCGCCGCCACATAGGAGACACCATGCCTGAACTTACGTGGGCAGTGGCCTGGGAGGTCGCTACGCCGCCGGTGGATCTTCTGCCCAGCCAGCCCATCCCGCCGACGCCGCCCACCGACGACAGCGAAGAGGCGGCGCAGCAGTACAGCGACGACTACGCCGCCTATGAGGTGGCCCTGGACGCCGCCTACCACCAGACGCAGACCGTACTGGCCGATGAGCAGTGGTGGAGCACCACGCGGATGGAGTTCGCCGACGAGGCCGAGGCCCGTGCCACCCTGCCCACCATGATCCGCGCGAACGCCAGCAGCCCCTACGCGCGCAACTTCCGGCTGGAGACATCCCCGCCTCGGGTGTGGGCCACCGTAAGCTGAGCGCGTGACCACGCCCAGCGTCTGCGTATCGGAGCACCTGGTCGTCGGTTCCGACGGCAAGCTACGGCTGGCTCCGTGGTCGGTGCCGCGCCTGGTGGCCGACGAGATTGCCCACAGCGGTGCAGACACCACCAAGCTGCTGGAAACCAGCACACTGCCCGGCCGCTTGCTGATCGACAAGCCCGGCGTCATGTGGACGAACCTGACCCCGGTGGACCACATGGTGCGCGTGATGGTTACCCGGCGCTGGAAGCGATGGATCACCAGCAACCCGAACGCGGTGCAGTTCCGTGACCGGTGGTCCAGCGCCATTACGCCCAAGGGCAGCGCCGACGTGCTGCCTGCCGAGCCGGTGGTCAGCGGTATTTTCAACAGCCAGTGCGGCAGCGCAGGTGACCTGGGCAGCAACACGGTGGCCGAGCCGGTGCCCGGCAAGTTCTGGGCCTGGTGGGGCACCAACACCAGCGAGGAATGGCTGGGACCGCTGGCCCCCGGCGAGACGCTGCGCGTGCATTACCGCAGCTACGTGTGGACGCCGCCACCGTTCAGCGACAACGCGAACAAGAACGCGCCCGCCCATGAGGCCGAGGCCGGGTACGCGCGCATTCAGCTGATGGCCTTTCCGCAGCAGGGCAAGGTCGTGACCGGATGAGCAGCAGCCTGAAAATCTGCACCGGCGAGTACATGCTGAGCGACGTACGCGGCGTCGGCGTGGCGCGCACCTGGTTGCCCAACGTGATCGCCGAACAGTTTCTGGAGTCCACCAAGGACGGCGAAATCAAGCTGGCCCCCGACCCGGTAACCATGATCGACGGCGACCTGACCTGGTTCAACAACAGCAACGACCCGGTGCACGTGGCGGTGTTCGTCCACCGGGCACCGCGCAGCATCGTGGCGCAGAACCCGGCCACCGTGGTCATCCACGACGCCTGGAGCCACCAGGTAGGCAAGAGCCCCAGTGCCGACTATCCCAGCGTCATCCAGGACACGTTCGGCGGGCGCTTGCAGGTGGACCGCGCCAGCGTGGCCAAAGACCTCCTCCAGTTCGGCCGGTTCTTCCTGGACGGCGACGACAGCCAGACCTATGTCGACCTGGGCGAAGTACCGGCCAAGCAGTCGTTCCACTTCCGTTACCTGGCCGCTGTCCAGACACCGGGCGTCTGGACGCAGCCCAGCGAGTTCGAGCCGCGCTGGGAGGCGTATGCGCGGTGGACCCGGCTGGTGGCCATCGGTAGCCCGGTGGGGGCATTGTGAGCGACTGCGTAGACGAGACCCATCTGCAAGAGCTGGACGGCGTGATCAGCCCACAGCCGTGGATGCAGTGGCGGCACGTCGGCGGCGTGGAGGCCCCCAGCAAGACGGGCAACTACGGCGTCACGCTGACCAGCGGGGGCCTGGGCACGGTGGACGTGTTCGGCACGCTGGGCAGCCTGTTCGGCAGCCTGTTTTCGTCCATCCCGCTGCTGTTCGGCAAGACATCGTTCCTGGCCGGGCTGCTGGAGTCGGCGTCGGCGGGCGGCAATAAGAACGACCTGCTGCACCGCCTCCAGTACAGCTGGACCAACGGCAGCCCCGTGCCCCAGGACGTATACGGGCTCATCACGCGCGGCGGCGCACGGGTGAGTCTCCAGCCACGCAGCCGGGGCGGGCTGGTGCTGCGCAGCGGCTACGCCAAGCACGCCAGCGACCCCGGCACCCTGACCGATAGCAGCATGTTCGGCGTGGGCGCTGACCTGGGGCGCGGTGGGACGCTGAGCCTGGGCACCACGTTCGGCATCGCAGAGCAGCGAATGAACAGCTGCACCATTCCGCTCGCGCCGGAGCGCACCGGCTGGCTGCGGCTGGCACCGGGAGAGACAATCACCGCCGCGCTGGAGCTGCGCTTCATCAGCGAGTTCTGGGAGAACACCACCATCGACGGCGGAGACACCGGCAGCGAAAGCGGCTACACCACGGGCGCGACCCGCCTTGATCTGTTCGCGGTGCCGGTAATCTCGGGCTGACAAACCCTCCGGCCTCGGGAGACTGCCGTGTACGAACCGCCACCTGGATACGACGATTGCGAGGCCGACGGCGATGCGCACCCGACGCCGCCGGACTGGCCGTACCGCACGCTGGAAGTCGACGGCGTGGGCACGTTGCACGCGCGGCGACCGCTGCCCAATGCGATCCCGGCGCTGGCCGGTGCGGCGCGCAGCAAGATCAGCGCCGAGAGCCGTATCGACCATCTGGACATCTTCGTTCAGAACCACCTGGCCGACGGGGAGTTCGAGCAGCTGCTGGCCCGCATGATGGATCCCGACCAGGACATGCCACCGGACACCATGCTGCGCGTGAGCCGCGCGATTGCCACGGCGGGCAGTGCGCGCCCTACACGGCGGTCATCAACCTTGCGTTGATGACCGCGCACAACTGGCGGGCGCTGCGGACCAAGGCCCTGGAGAACGGGCACAGCGACCTGATGGCCTGGCCGAACATGCACGTGGTGCTCGACGCCATGGAGCAGCTGGGCCTGGAGAGCGCGGTGGCCGGGGCAAAGACGCAGGTCGAGGCCAAGACGGAAATGACCCGCTACTACGACAAGCTCTACAAGCCCGACCTCACCGCCATGGTGATCAACGGCGACGGGTACCTGCCGCCCCCGCCGGGGTTCAGCGAGGAGGAGATGGAGGCCAGTTTCGACGCCTTCTTGTCGAGCGGAACACGGTAGGCCAGCTATCCTGCACCCATGGCAACTACGGCGGTGCTGTTCGACACAGCTGCACCCGCCGGTTCCAAGCTGGACCCCGCTGTCGCCGCCGAGGTGGCGGCGGTAGCGCCGGGCAACCTGGAGCCCGGCGAGGTCGATACCCTTCACCTGGCCGACGAGTCGGTGACACAGCCCAAGATCGCGCCGGGTGCCGTAGGCAGCCCCCAGATCGCCACTGGCGGCGTAGAAGCGGTAAACCTTGCCGGGGGCTCGGTGGGCACCGCTGCGCTCGCTGGCGGGGCTGTGACAGCCGAAAAAACAGGGACTGGCGTTGTCACCGCCTACGACGCCGCCGGTAACCCGGTGCCGCGCCGCGAGGTAGAGCTGACCGCCGCCCAGTACCAGGCGCTCGTCACGGCGGGCACCGTGGACCCGAACACGCGGTACTTCGTCAGCTGATGCCGATCTACCAGGGCGCAGCCAACCATCCGGCGTTCACCAAGTGCTACGTCGGCACACAGCGGTACCGCAAAATCTACGACGGCACCAGCCTGGTCTGGTCGGACACCCTGATCCACGACGGTTTCGACTGGGACGGCTGGCTCCAGGGATGGATCAACGAGCTGTGTGCCGCCGACGACCTGGGCGAACTCATCAGCGACGGCTTCGGCATGGTCGTGGACGGGCTGGGCAATGTGGTCGGTTCGACCGTGGCCTACATCCAGGACGGCGTGAACGAGACCGGCAAGCTGGTGGCGAACGCGGGCACCAGCCTGGTCGACGCATACTGCGGGGCCTGGGGCGGCAGCGCGCCACCGGACGGGCTCATCGGCCTAGTCAACGGCATTCCGATCATCGGCGGCATCCTGGCCGACTGGCTGGCCGGTGACATCGACATCGAAAGCATCATCGGCAGCTTGCCGGTCATCGGCAACATCGCCAAGCAGATCGGCCTGCTGCCCGACAGCGCTGGACACCTGCTGGACCCGCTGAACTACGTCATTGACGAGCTGGGCAACGTGGTCGGGACGATCACCTGCGGCAAGTACACCGACATCGGCGGCGGCATCGGTGAGGACATCTGTTACGTCATCGGCGTGGTCGAGCAGGCGGCGCGCATGTTGGTGCCTGATGGGCTCATGTCGCTGGACCGGCAGGTGAGTTGGGTTCGGCATCCGACCGTGCTGGCCACCGACGACGGATGGGTGGAAACGCAGATCGCCAACGTGGGCAGCCCCGGTTTCAGCACGCAGGTGTTCCGGCGCTACGCCAACGACGGCAGCCGGGCAAGCGGCGTCGGCATGGACTTCACCGACAGCGCGGTGTCGATTGTGCGCCGCGTGGGCGGCACCAACACGCTGGTAGCGCCCAACCTGGCGCGATTCACCGAGGGCGACGTGCTGCGGCTGGACCAGGCGGGCAACACTCACACGCTGCTGCTGAACGGCACTGACGTGGGCGAATGGCCGGATACCGGCGGCACGGCGGCAACGGGTGCGTCAAACCGCTCGGTGGGAATGTTCATGGAAGGTGCCAAGGAATTTCTGGGGTCGCGCCGGTTCGGCCCGGCGCTCAATTACCTTGACGCTGGCTAGTTCTCGATTGTCGCGGTAACGCAGCCACGACCAGCCCCCGACCAGCGCCGCGCCGACGGCGGCGCTGATGCCGGGGTGCGGGTTCGTGTTGAAGAACGACGCGGCCAGTAGGAGCACACCTGTTCCACCCATGAGGGCGACAGTAACGGGTCGGCTGTCCCGGCGCGCGTGGCGCGTCATTACCGACCGCCCCACCAGCCACGGCCGGGGCGCTCGGCGTGCCAAGCGTCGATGGTCTCCGGCAGCCAGCCCTTGTGACGGCCCACCTCCACATCATGCGGCGGCAGGTCGATACCGGACAAGCTGCGGACGGACTTCATGCCGAGGCGCTTGGCCACGTCCTGACGGCTGAGGTAGCGCTGCACCTTGCGTTCAGTGGTGGTCACCGCACGCTCCTTTCACGGGCTGTGGAGTTCCCCGACATCGTAAGGGTAATTCGGGGCAGTTCGGGGTCACCGGAAACGATGACGGCAGCGCGCCCGGCCACCAGACGCTCCCATTCCCACTGCCCGCCCGCCTCCACAGCAATGTTGACGTGACGGTCTGGGTCGGCTTCGGCAGCGTCGATGATGCGCGCCACATGGTCATCGAACGCATCCACCAGCTGCTCCACCTCGGTGAGCATTCCCGGCGGGCACTTGTCCGCGCCGCTCTCGATGCGCTGGTAATCGCGCCGGGGCTTGCCCAGCTTGAGCGCCATGCTGCGCTGGTCCAGCCCGATGTAGAGCCGGTAATTCCTGATCAGCTCGCCCAGCCCGTAGGTGTGCTCCGTGGGCTGCGGGGCTGCGGGCAGCTCAGTGACTGTCATGTGCTTGTCCTTTCGTGGTGCCAGCCCCGGCACCGAGGGGCGGTGCCGGGGCCGGGTAGATGGCTGGTGTTCACCAGCCCGCCTTGGCGGCGCAGACGGGGCCGATGCCACGGGCACGGCTTTCGTCGTTGGTGAGCTGGCGACCGCAGATACCGCACTCACCGATCTCATGGCCGTAGCGGGCGCTGGCGGCTTCGGCACCGACGGCGGCAATGCGGGCCAGGATCGCCCGGCCCTGCTTCATGCTCAGCTTCTGCTCGTCGCCGCCGATGATCTGCTTGACGAACACGTACCCGGCCCAGCGGCCGGTCTCGGGGCGGTCGACCTTGTAGAACGCGGTGCCGTTGACTGCGTGCACCTGCGTGTCGATGGCGTAGCGCCCGGCGGGTACGTCCACGGTGCCCGCCTCGTAGCGCTGGTCGTCAATGCGGACGTTGGCCTCGGTGGGCAGGCTCTTGAGCCAGTCGATGAACGCGCTGGCACCCTTGCGGGTGAGCGGTGCCCAGGCGAAGGCCATTTCGGGGGCGGCGTCGGCAATGCAGTGGGCCAGGGCCTGGTTCAGGCGCTCGCCCAGCTCGTCGGCGGTGGCGATGTTCACCAGGCCGAAGTCGTCGGACTTCACCGGGTCGGTCAACACGTCGAGCAGCAGGTTGATCACGGCGGCACGGCTGATGTACTTGTCCACGCCCTGGGCCTGCTGCCACTTGCGGGTGCTGAGCAGATCGCGGATGAAATTCAGTTGGCCCTCGCTGGCGGCAACGACGAGGCTGGCCGGGGCGGTGCTGGTGGCGAACGGTGAACCCATGATTACTCCTTGATCGCGGAGGCGGGGCTGTCCCGCCGGGCTGATGCGACCATACTAACCCGCCTTAGTCGGGTAAGTCAACAGCGGCATTGCTACCATCGCCCGGTGAGCTTTATCCGGTCGAAATTCGCACCCCGTGCCCTGCTGACCGTCGACCAGTGGATCGCCATTTTCGTCGCGGTGGCCGACGAGCTGGACATGCCGGACAAGCGCGGCGCGGTGGTGTGCGCCGCCATGTGTGCCTTCCAGGAGGCCGGGGCCGACCTGAACGACGGCCGGGGGCGGCAAATCTGGATCCCCGGCAACATGGCTGACCCGTGCTACGCCGACGACCCCGACGCCTATCCGCACGACAGCGAAGGCAACGACGGACAGTCCACCGGCCCGTTCCAGCAGCAGATGAACCGGCCCGGCACTGCGCCGTGGGGCTGGGGCGGCGTCTACGGCGACTGCGCCGGTACCCGCAAGCGGATGGACCCGTGGGACAGCACCCGCATGTTCTTCGGCTGGCCAGGCAGCGGGCTGCGGGACAAGGGCTACGACGCCAGCACCGCCCAGCGCGCCAATGACAGCATTCAGCGCGTGCAGGGCAGCGGCGTGCCGCAGGCGTACGCCCAGTGGTGGGGCCTGGCGAACGCTGCGTACGACCGCTACCTGGGCAATCCGATTCCGGCACCGCCCAGCCCTGGCGGTGGCAGCAGCGGGGCTCCGGCGCTGGTGCCGAACCCGGCCTGGCGCGGTGACCCGCTGTTCCTGCCGCAGCTGCTGCGCGCGTTTGGCGTCAGCGTGACCACCTACACCGATGCCGACGGCATCCCCTGGGACCAGCGCGGGCACGGCGACTTCGGGGCCATCACGTGGGTGCTGTGGCACCACACGGGCAGCGTCAACGAGACGGACAACGGCATCGCGCATCATCCGGCGCTGGGCCTGGCCGCGAACATGCTCATCCACCCCGACGGGCACGTGGTGCTCACCGGCAGCGGCATCGCCTGGCACGGCGGTGCGGGCATCTACCCCGGCATCCCCGAGGACGGCATCAACCAGGTCAGCATCGGTATCGAGTGCAGCTACGGGCCAGACCGGAACGGCCAGTACACGCTCCCCTGGCCCGAGGCCCAGATGAACGCCATGATCGCCGTCGGCGGTGCCATCAGCTGGTTCCTGGGCGACACGCTGCCACCGTCTCACCAGATCGCGCACAAGGAATGGGCCGGGCGCGATAACCCGCTCGGTGTCAATAAGCAGGGCAAGCCGGACCCCGGCAACCTGGACATGACCTGGTTCCGCGCGCAGATCGCAGCACGCGCAGCCGCAGGCCCCACAACCGGAGGAGATTGGATGAGCGACCCCGATGCCCTGACCATGCTCAGGGACATTCACCGCGAGACCGTGACGCAGAAGTCACCGAGCCGGAGCTTCATGGCCGAGGACGGCACGCTGATCGACAGCCCGCTGGGCATCGAATGGAACACCGACGGCAATGCCTGGACCCTGGTGCTGACCGAGGCGTACTGGAACGACACGCCGCTGGCCATCACCGTGGTGGAGGACATCGCCGCCAACGGCGTGCGGCAGACCAGCTGGGCGGGGTCGGCCGACAAGGACAGCGAAGTCAAGTTCAACCAATGGTTGCGCGACTTCGGCCAGGCGTACTGCCAGGGGCTGGTCCGGCGCAAGGCCCAGTGGAACACACTGGTGGCCGCAGTTTCGGCCTTGGCTGCCGCCCAGGCGAACGCAGCCGTTGCCGCCGAGGCAACCACACCGGCACCGGCCCGTAAGCGCGCACCGCGCAAGACAGCCGCGAAGAAGGCCACCGCACCCAAGGTCGACCAGTGACCGCCCCGGTGGCCTGGCATCCGCCCAACACCGTGGGCGACGTAGACCCGAACATCGTGCTGGCCAAGCAGAAGCTGGCCAAGTACAGCTACGGCAAGCCCGCCAACGACGGCACGCCCATCTACACCGCCGAGTTCGGCGCGGCGCTGGCCGAATACCAGCGGCGGCGCAACGTCGAGATTGACCAAGGTAAGTACCTGCCGCCGCGCATGACCGCCCTGGGCACGCTGGACTATGCCACCAAGGTCCAGATGGAAATCGTGCCGCGCGCTGGTGGCGGCGCGAACCCGCCACCGGCCACGGTCATCACCGACACACATTTCCTGTCCAGCCCCGGCAGCGGCGCGGATTGGTGGGTCGGCCCCAGCTTCGAGGTCGGGGAATGGCTCAAGACGAACGCGGGCGTCCGGCACTGGCCGCTCGGCTATCCCAAGGGTGGCTATCTGGGCCTGATGGGCGGCGACAGCGCCCAGAGCTACCTGGACACCATCGCGCTGGAAGGCGCTGAGCTGGAGCGGCGCATCCGCGAGGACATCCTGCCGCTGTACGGCATCACGCTGGCCCCCGGCGAAGTCATCAGCATGGAGGACGTTGACCAGCTGCCCGCCGCGTTCAAGATCGTGCTGTCCGGCTACAGCCAGTCGGCCGACGGCATCATCCGCGCCGCCGCCCGGCTGTTCGGTGACGGCGGTGTGTTCGCCGCGCTGCGCTCGTTCGTGAAGGGCATCCTGGTGTTTGGCAACCCGGCCCGGCAGGGCGGTGCCACCAGGTACGGGCGCAATCCGCGCGGCAAGGGCATCAGCGGCTACGTGGCTCCGGCCTGGCTGGTTCCGCTGATCATCGACGTGATCACCGAGACGCCCACCGCGCCGGACTTCTACGCCTGCAATGTGAGCCCTATCGCCACGGCGGTCTACGAGGTGGTTATCCACGCCGAGACCGAACTGCCGTTCGTCGTCTACCTGGCCAAGCTGGTCATCCCCACCATCCTGAACCTGGTCAGCGGCGGCATCTTCGGCGGCGGTATCGGAGGGATGCTGGGCAGCGCGGCCACCGTGCCGATCCTGGCCGGGCTCACCGGCATGGCCGGAGGCCAGCTGCTGCCGTTCGTCAACATGGCCCAGCAGGGCGACGACGCACTGCTCCAGCCACTGATCGACGCTCTGAGCCCCACGGGCCTGCTGATGAGCCTGCCGCAGCTGATTGGGCTGTTGCTGGCGCTGCCCGGCATCCAGACACACGGGGAATACCATCTGCCCAAGGCTGAGTTCGGCGGGCGCACGGGCATCCAGGTGGGAATCGACCTGATCAGGCCCCTGTTGTAACCTGCACATAGCGGCTCTCGTGGTTGTGGGTCCAGCGGGCGAAGCCCCGACACCTGGGGAAGGTGCCGGGGCTTCGTTTCGTTCAGCCGGGTGTCAGCTGCTGATGGACTTGCGCCACTCCTGATAGAGCGCCTTGTCCTCGTCGGACCCGGCAGCCAGGATGTACGGCGCGGACTGGTTGGGCTTCTTGTTGCCCTTCACGATCCGGCCCAACAGCCAGGCGGTGCCCTTGTCAAGCGCCCGCTTACCCTCGCGGACCAGCGCCTTGTTGAAGATCATCACATCGTCCAGCCGCTCGCCCACCTCGTAGGGCTCGCAGCTTTCCACCTCGCCGTCGCGGTTCAGGAAGCTGAACCCCTCGTCGGTGGCCACGGTGGCGTTCGCGTTCGGCGTGCCCGGCTGCGGCAGCGTCAGCGGGATGATGTCGGCGCGGATGAACTCCTGCTCCTCGTTCTGCTTGGACACGCTGGTGCTCATGCTGCCGTGCTCGGTCGGGTGCATGAGGATCAACTGGCCCAGGAAGAACGCGGGCTTGTAACCGCTGATGCCAGTCGGGTCACTGGCAGCGAACGGGTCACCCTTGCCCAGGCTGGTCTCCTCACCGACGTTGGCCACGTCGTCAGGGCCGGGGAGCGGTGCCTTGGCAGCAGCGGCGGGCTTGGCGGCGGTGGCGGTGCCACCCTTCTTGTCAAACGGGCTGGGCATTGTTTTCTCCTAGTGATGGTGTTGGTGATGGGTTACAGCAGTTCGGCGATGGTTTCGGCGAACTCCCCCAGGGCGTCATCCCACACGTCCTGGTAGGTCTCATAGACAGCCTGGCCTTCTTCCAGGCTGGCAATCTCGCTCAGTGCCAGGCGTGCGCTGGCGTAGCGCACCGCCTCCTTACTGGGCATGGGTACGGCGTGCTGCGGTACCAGCTTCTCGGCCTCCTTGCGGCGGCGACGGGCGTCCAGGCTGGCCACCATGGTCTCCGCGCCCCAGGTGAGGTCAATGGTGATGGCGGCAGCCTTCTCGGGCTGGTTGCTGGGCACGTGCAGCAGGATGGCGAAGTCGGTACGGATGTCGGGCATGGGCTCCCAGGTCTTGCCGTCAATGGACAGCATCTTGGTGGCCCAGCCGTACACGCCGCCCACCTGCACGCCGAACGGCAGCCAGCTGTATTCGAGGGACTTGCTGGACTTCACGTCGCCCATGACCAGATCGCCCGTGGTCACCAGCTGGAAGATGCGGTCAATGCGCCCGGCCACGGTCTCCTCGCCACGGTCGTTCAGCACGGTGCGCTCCACGTACTGCGGCAGCGCCACAATGCCGCGATGGGCCATCACCTTGCGGGCATGGTGCACGTGGGGCTTCACCACGTCGGGCACCTGGTGCAGCAGCACCAGCCCGCAATCGAGGGCTTCCAGCCAGGCGTGCACGCAGGTGCCCAGCTCGCGGGCGTCGGCCCCGCCCATGCAGTTGTCGATGGACTCCAGCACCCCGTCGAGCTTGGTCACCTTGGGGCTGGCCAGGGCCTCGTCAATGAGGCCCAGCAGGTCACCGGCGGTGACGCCTTCGGGGCTGCCGTCGTCGTAGACAACGGTGGTCGGGTCCATTCGGGTGAGGCTGAGCACGCGCTTGACCATTTCGCGGGTCTTCCACTTGTTCAGCCCGTAGGTGTCGTCCAGCGTCTTGGCAACGGTGCTGGCGCGCGGGTAGCCCGTGGGCCTGCCGGTGGTGGGGCTCGGCAGCTGGTACCAGCCCCAGCCGTTGAACTTGCTCTCGGCGCGCGGCACGGCGGGCGGCAGCGGATAGCGCATCCACTGCGTGAAGCGCGGTGCCTCCTGGAAGTCCTCGGTAAGTTCGAGCGGGGCTGTACGGGCCATAGCGGGCTTCTCCTTGGTTGTTGGTGTGGTTGTGTCGGCCGGGGCCTGTTCGTGCGGCTGTGCGGCAGCCAGCGGGGCGGGCGCGTCCTTGGCGCGGTAGTCAGGATGGGCCTGGGCCAGGTCGGCAGTCCACCCGTCCCCGGTCTCGCCCCGGTACCAGGTGGTGCCGTTGGTATCCGTGCGCGCCGGGTACTGCACCGCCAAGCTGGCCACTAGCGCACATCCTCCAGCTCAGCAGGCTGGCCATTGGGGAACGCACGAAGCAGGCGCAGCTCCTTGCCGTCGCGCCAGGTGTTCCATGCCTTCACCCCGAACACAAGCGGCATCAGCGAGCTGCGCTCAGCCGCAGTCATCCGGTTGGCGGCGGCACGAAATGCCCGTCGAGCATCCCCTTCGCTGGTGCTGGCCAGCCCGTCAACCGTAGCGATGGCGTCAAAGAACTGCTGCGCCTTCTCCATGCCGCCTGCACGGGCGAACTTCATGGTGAGCCAGACTGCTGCGCGCGGCGTGATTGCCAGTTCGTTGCCACCCTTGCGGCTGGCGATGCGCTGGCCGTAGGTGGCAATTTCGCCCATGACATCGGTGTTGTCAGCCACCCATTCCGCGACCATGTGGGGCGTGATGATGGCGTTCGTCAGAGACATACGCACGGTAGGGCGCTCGCCCGTGCGGCCGACGTACTCGGTCAAGATCATGTCCAACTTGGCCACAGCGGCGACAGCTGCTGTGTGCCGTGCCTTGTCACCGAAAGCGAACTCGATGGCGTTAGCTGCCGAACGCCGCTTCTGGAGGTCAATCACCATCTGAACCTCGGGGTCGAGGTCACCAACCAGTAACATGCGCTGCGTGGTGCCGGACTGAACGATTGCGTGGCAGGTGTGCTGTGCGTCGACCATTCGGCCGTCACGGTCGAATCGGATAGGGTTCGCCGCCTGGAGCCACGACCCTTCGGCCATTTCGTGGGCCAGCTCGTCCACGTGGTTGTGCGCAATATTCCGATTGCCGTGGTTGTGGTTGTCGAGCATGTACTTGGCCAGCTCGGGTGTGACCGTGATCCACTGCGTGGGCGGGTCGTCTTTGCGGGGCTCGCTGGTGGCAGTGATGGTGTCCCAGTAGGTGCTGCTCATGGTGATTATCTCCTGTGGTTGTGGTGTTTTCCTTGGCGGGGCTGTCCCGCCCAGGTCTTAGGCCAGCCCTCGGTCGAGAACCTTGCTGGTCAGGCGGATGGAAATTTCGTCGGAGAGCCGGGCCTTGGTCATGTCCTCGGCCAGAACGATGCCCAGGCCCTTGGCGAACTTGAGCTGCGCGGCGCTGGGCGGCTGATTGCGCCGCCAGCTGGCTTTGCGCTCGGGCAGCTGCTGGTCCGACTCGACAATCCACACCTCGGCGTTCTCCAGGGCGGTGGCCAGGTCGGTGTAGTCGGGATCGTCGGTGTGGATCGGGTACCTGCCGCTGGCGGTTACCCAACCGCCCCGGCGGCTGCGGATACCCATCTGGCCGATGGCCCAGCGCACGGTGTCGGCCTGGCCCTGGGGCGGCATGACGCCATCCTCGGGCCACACGAACACCACCTGGTTGTCCTCCATGAGCGGCAGAAACGGCACGCCGCCCACCGTTTCCATCCACACCAGGTCGCTGTTGGCCAGCAGGTCGATGGACACCATGTCCACTGGACCCTGGCGAACCACCTTCATGCCCTCGTCGCCACCGTCACCGGGCAGCAGGTCGTCCAGCTCCTCCAGCACGATGTCGTCGCCGAACTCGTCCACCTCGCGGGTCTCGGCCCCGGTGTCGAGCGCTGTCAGGCTGACCAGCTTCATGGCGCGCGTGGACCCGGCCAGGTCGAGCACCAGGGCGTCGTCCTTGTTCGGGTACAGGCGCAGCGCCCGGCCAACCATCTGGCTGTACAGGTTGCGGCTGCGGGTCGGCCGCGCCAGCACCACCGTGTCGCACATCGGGAAGTCCGCGCCCTCGGTGAGCACCTGCACCGTGACCAGCGCCTTGGCCGCACCGCTGCGGAAGCTCTCGTAGATGGGCAGCCGGTCGGCGTAGCTGATCGCGCCGGTAACCGCCACGGCCGGATAGTCGGCGTCGGTGAGCGCGTCAGCGATGTGGTGGGCGGCGTCGACACTGGCCGCGAAGATGATAGGGCGGCGGTCGGTGGCGTGCAGCTTGATCGCGTCCACGACGTACTGCGTGCAGGCTTCCATCACCTCGGCCAGCTCGCCCTGGTGGAAGTCACCGGCCACGCTGCGCACGTCGTTGAGGGCGTCCAGGCCCTTGATCCGCACCGTGAGGCCACGGGGCTGCACCAGGAAGCCCTTCTTGATGGCCCAGCGAATGTCCTTCTCGTAGCTGATCTTCTGGATAACGTCGCCCAGGCCGATTACGCCGCGCTCGTTGCGGTACATGGTGGCGGTGAGCCCGCACATCAGGGCGTCGTCGTAGCCGCCCAGCTCGCTGAACGTGGTGTGGAAACCCTCGGCTCCGGCGTGGTGCACCTCGTCCCAGAGAATCACGTCACGCTTGCCCAGGGCCTCGCGGCGGCGGGCGGTGGCCAGCGTCTGGAGCATGGCGAACACGATGGGGCAGTGGTGGTCGTCCTCCTCGGCGCGCACAATGCCGATGTCGGAGGCGGGGATGGTGGGGTCTACGGCCAGCAGGTCGCGCTTCATCTGGTCGAGGAGTTCGCCCCGGTGGGCCATGGCGACAACACGCTGGCCGCGCCGGTATGCGCGGCGGGCAATCTCACCGATGACGCTTGACTTGCCGGAGCCCGTGGGGAGAACGACACCTACACGGTTCTTGCCGGAGGCCCAGTCTGCCTCTACGGCATCTGCGGCGGCGACCTGGTAATCGCGGAGCTGGCGCGGGGCCGGTGCTGCGGTGGTGGTCATGTGTTGGCTTTCGTGTGGTTGTGGTGCTGGTGAAGTGTGGTGTTGGTGGTAGTCGCCCGGCCCCAGGTGGCAGGCCCTGGAGCCGCGCGACGTACCTAAACTAACCCGACTAATGCGGGTAAGTCAACTACCCGATAACTACCAGGTCGCGCGGGTCTGCGCGGCGGGCACTCATGGCCCAGCTCCAGATGACGGTTGCCATCTTGCGGGGCTGGCCAGGGTAGTGCTCGGTGCGCAGCACCCTGCCGGACCAGCTGGGGTTCAGCCGGTGCGTGACCAGGGCATTGTCGGGGATCATTCGTATCGTCCGTCGTAGTCGATGTAACCCGGCACGTCCTGGTCACGCAGCTGCTCCACGCTGTCCAGACGCAGAGTGACCTCCACCGTGGTACGGACGTTGCCGATCCTGCCCAGCTGCTCACGGATGAGTTCGGCCAGCTGCTGCTCGGCCTCCTCCACCGTGTTGGCGTAGCTGGTCGGCAGGTCGACAGTGGCGCTGATGGCAGCGCGCACCACGATCACGGCGCAATCCAGCCGGGCTCGTCCCAGAGCGGCGGGTTCGGCGCACCGGGCGCGTCACTCACCGGGTAGGACTCGACACCGTTGCTGGAGAACGGCACCCAATAGCCGCCGCTGGTCGAGCAGCTGACGAAGTACGTGCCGGAGCAGTACGTGGTCATCGGCTTGTAGTGCCTCGGCGTGTAGAACTCCCGGTACCGGGTCCAGCTGCCGTCGGGATGGCGCGGCGTGTCGCAGATGTCGCGCTTGGTGCCCTTGAACAGCCAGATGCCGCTGGTCGTGATGCAGTGCGTGCCCGGCGGCAGTACGTCGGCCTTGGCCTCCACGGTGGCGGCACCGAACGCCACCACCAGCAGAGCGCTCAGGCTGACGATGGCCAGCGCAATGCGGCGCTTCACAGGGCCACCTCGCCCGCTGCCGCCTGGAACACGTGGGCCAGCTTGGTCAGGCCCAGCAGCTTCAGCTCGTTGGCGCTCACCACGTCGCCAGTGGCGGCGTTCAGCACCTCCAGCAGCGCCTTGGTCTCGTTGACCTGAACGGGGCTCAGCAGGGCCTTGGGCATGGTCACCGCCTTGCGCACGTCGTAGTCCTGCGGGGCGGCGTAGAACACGTGCTCCACGTCGCTGACGCCCAGGGCCTTGCGGGCGTCGTAGACCGTGGGCGCGGTGGCGGTCTTACGCAGCTGCTTGGACAGCCAGTCGCGCAGCGCGCCCATCTGCTGCGGCGACCAGTCGGCGCGGTGGTTGTCGCGGAACGCCTTGACCTCGGCGGTGTAGGCGGCTCCGGCCTTCTCATGGTTGGCCAGGGCGGTCTTTGCCGCCTTGATGAGCGCGGTGCGGTTGAACGAGACGGACATAGCGGTGTTCTCCTTCGTGGTTGTGGTGCGGTTAGTCCTGGTCGTTGACTTCGGCAGCGGCCAGGTTGCGGGCCTGCTCGGCGGTGTTCACGCTCGGGATGTAGCGCGCCCCCGAAGGGGTGCCGGTCAGGGTCTCGATCAGCGAATACCGCAAGCCCTTGTCGACGGCTTCGGCAATGCGCTGCTTCCAGTAGACGGGCGTGTCGGCCCGGCTCATGGCGTAGGGGTCCGGCCGCACGGCCAGGACAATCTCGGTGCGCGTGGCACCCTGCTGTGTCAGGTTGTCCACGAACCGGCGAATGCGGATCGCGGTCTCCACGATGGGCTCAGGCAGCGGGCGCGACAGCACGACCTCGCCCTGCATCGGATCCACGTTGCCGTTCGGGCCGGTGATCAACGGGGCCGACACGTCGCCCTCCAGATGGTGGTTGATCATCAGCAGCGGGATGGGGTTCTCCAGCTGCTCGGCGTTCTTCTGCTTGCTGGTGGTGATCTCAATGCACTTGCCGGGCAGCCGCCCGTCGTCGTCGGCAATCTGGCTCACGTCCCAGGTGGCCATCCGCACCAGCAGCTCGCTGTCCAGCGCACCGTTGAGGGCACTGCTGCCGCGTGCGGCGTCAGGGTTGCCCTTGGCGGTGTGGTGAACCACGCAGACGCCCGCATTGGTCAGCTCGCGCAGCTTGTCGAACCGGCGCACGGCCTTGCCCACGTCGGTCGCGGAGTTCTCCTCCAGCCCGGCGCTCATGCGGGCGAACGTGTCGAACACCACCAGGCCGATGCCCTGCCGCACGATGTAGGCGGCAATCTCGCCCCAGGCTTCGTTCTGGGCGCTCACCAGGATGATGCCGTTGCCCAGCAGCAGGTCGTCGGCCAGGTCCACGTCGTGGGCGTCCTCCCACGCCTTGAGGCGCTGCACCGCACCGCTCAGGCCCTCACCGGGCAGGTACAGCACGCGCGTCTTGCGGGTTGTGCGACCCTGCCAGTTCTTGCCGGTGGCGATGTGGCAGAGCATGTCCAGCACAACCGTCGACTTGCCGACGCCGGGCGGGCCGATCACGCTGGACAGCCCGCCGTGCTCGATCAGCCCGTCGATGATGTATTCCGGCGGCGGCATGTCCCGCCAGTGGCTGAACGGTGCGATGCGCGGCACCCCGCTATGCGTCGAGTCGAACACGTCGGGGTCGGGGTCGTCCACCTCGTCGGCGTAGGGGCTGTCGTCAGACTTGCCGAAGTCGGCGGGCAGGTCGGACAGGTCGGCGGCGTAGTCCACCGGGGTGTCGGCCAGCCGCTCCTCCACCAGGTCGGGGGCTTCGATCAGGTGATCGTCGTTGGCGTCGGCGGTGCCGCGGTGATACCACTGACCCTCGGACTCGAAAGCATCGTCCGGCCTGATGGTTGCGCCGCACTGGCAGACCACCGTGTTGTCCTCGGCCTGATCCTCGGGATAGATGTTGCGGTCCTGCTGCTCGCGCACAGCCAGCTCGGACTCGTCAACCTGGGGCAGGTCGAACTCGCCGTCGCCGTTCATGCGGTGCTCACGGTCGATGCCCTTGGGGTCCAGGCCCGGCTCCACCGACAGATCCGGCGTCACGTCCATGTCGTCCATGGCCTTGCCGACGTTGCCGCCGTAGTTGATCAGCGCCACCGCCTGGAGCTTGCTGATGGTGCTGGTGCCCTTCTCGGCCACCCATGCGTCAAACGGTTCGGCAGGGTTGTCGGTCCAGATGTGCAGCGGCGCGTTCGTCTCGGTGTACCGGCCAGCGGTGCAGCCGGTGTCGTGCGCGGTGGCGCTCTTGGGGCTGGCGTGCACGCCCGGCGCGGTCCACACGGCACAGCCGCAGCTGTCGGCACGCGGGGCCGGGGTCCAGCCCAGCGGCTCCAGGATGCTGGCCCAGCTCACGTTCTCGGCCCAGCGGTCGATGTGCGTAGCAAGTTCGGGGTTCTCGGCCCTATCACCAGCGGCCAATTCTGCGCGCTGTACGCGCCGCTCACCGGCCTGCATGATGGCCTCGCCCAGCCAGTCCGGCATGTCGTACACGTGGCCCAGCTGTTCGTACGCGCCCTCGGGCCGGGTGCTCGGCGGGATCAGCACGTAGCGGCGGTCCCACAGGATGGCGAAACCGTGGTCACCGCCCCAGGTCATCGCGCCCAGGTGCCGGGGCAGCACCGGCAGGTACTTGTCCGGCACGGTAAACCAGAAGTGCCCGCCGTCGGCGTGCGCCCAGGTGCTGGGGTCGTTGATGTCGGCATCCGGCCCGACCTGGCCGGGCGTGAGGATGGTGGGCGCGGGCCGGGCGTCCTCGGGAATTTCGGCGACCTCGAACCACCGGTCGACCTGGGCGGCGGTGTCGCAGTCGATGACCACCACGCCGGACCCGCCCACCTCCACCGCCAGGTTGACGGCGGCGGGCTGCGCCATGGCAATTTCGCCAGCGTCCTCGGCCTTCTTCGACCAGGTGGTCTCGTTGCCGTGGGTGCCGTCGGGCAGCACTTCCACCCACGTGCTGAACACCTGGACGTACCGCTTGAGGTAGCGCTCCAGGGTGGCCTTGTCGTCGGTGGCCAGCGCCAGCCCGGCACCGGACTTCACGGTCTGCCAGTCGCGCCGCCCGGCAGCCTTGGCCTCCTCCTGGGCAGCCTTGTCGTCGGCGCGCTTCTTGGCCGGGGTGCGCAGGTCGGCGGGCACCTTGCTGTCGGGGTAGATGAACAGCAGATGCAGACCGAGGTCGGCAGCCTGCCGGATGAACGAGCGCACGGCTTCGTGGTCGGTGTTGTCGACACCGGAGCCAAGCACTGCCTCCAGCGGTTTGGAACCAAGCATGAACAGGGCCTTTCGTGGTTGTGGTTGGTGCGGTTAGACGTAGCGGCCGGGCTTGCTGGCGATGCCGCCACCAAGTGCCAGGTAGCCCACGCCGTCGGTCCAGCTGTCGGCGTGGTTGGGCGTCTTGATCAGCCGGGCCACCTTCACCAGGGCCATGCAGATCGCCACCTGCTCGGCGGTGACTTCGTGCCCGAACACCACCGCCCAGAGCGCGCCGGTCTCGGTGAAGTTCTGCTCGGCATCACCGTAGACGGCGTTCCGGTCGTTGTTCACCAGATCGGCAGCGGTGGCGCAGGTCATACCTTGGCCCATGCGCTTCCCATGTCGGCCCGGTCGGTGCGCAGCACCGGCACCCGCTCGGCCCAGGTGATCAGGAACTCCGGCGGCGTCAGCATGATCTGCTGAACCTCCTCGGCCACCTCGGTGTCCACCACCAGCTCGTCGTGCATGGCCAGCTGTAAGTGGTCGCTGATGCCGCGCCGGTCCATCTCCACGATGCTGTTGGCCAGCACGTCGTAGGCGCTGCCCTGAATGGCGTAGTTCACCGCCTTGTACTCATAGCCAGGGTCCACCGGCAGAATGCGCCCACCAGCGGTGACGACCCGGCCATAGGTCTCAGCGACGTTCTGCACCTTGCGCATCCACCGCTCGCAGCCCTTCATCGCCTCGAACATCTGCCGCCTGATCTGCGCAGCCGACTCCTCGGTGTGGCCGATCTGGCGCGCCAGCTTGGCGATGCCCAGCCCGTACATGGTGCCCAGCAGCACCACCTTGGCCACCGGCCGGTCGATACCGGCGCTTCTCTGGATAGGTTCGTACAGATCCTCCCCGGCCTCGAACGGTGCCAGGAAGTCGTGATCCTTGGCCATCAGCGCCATGGTCACCGGCTCGATCTGCGACCAGTCAATGCTGGTGAGGCCCTGTCCATCGTCCGTGATGATCGCGCGGGCGTCGGCGGGGAACTGTTGCAGCTCGGGGCTGCCGTAGGCCATGCGGCCGGTGGCGCTCGCGCCCAGGACGCCGACCTGCGGATGGCACCGGCCGGTCACGCTGGCCTGCCGGTCGACCTTGGCCAGGTAGCCCATCACCTTCTCGATGGTCGCCAGCTTGCGCTGCGCGGCGGCCAACGGGTGGTCCAGTCCCTCCAGGTCATCCTTGGTTGCGCGCAGCTTCTTGGTCGGCGTGCGCGGCCACGGTTCCGGCAGCTCACCGCGCTGGTACAGGTATTCCACCAGCTTGGCGGCCTTGCCGCTGCCACCCTCCAGACCGTGCGCCGCCAGCTCGGCCACCGCCAGGTTGCGGTCCACGTCCACCTGCTCGGCGTAGCGGTCCAGGTAGGCGCGGTCCACCGCCAGGCCCACGGCCGACCGGCGCAGCATCACCCGGTGAACGGTTTCCTGCGTCCAGAGCAGCTGTTCGGCCTCGGCCTCGGTGGTGGCTCCGTAGGTCTGGAACGGATGGTCGGTGGCCCAGTGCAGTGCCTTGGCGCGCATCAGCGGCTCGAGCCGCAGGGTGGCCACGGTGTCGGCCATGGCACCGTAGCGGTACACCGGGCTGGTGATGTCCATGCCCTCGAAACCGGCAGCCTGCGTCTTGTAGCCCGCCGCCTTGAAGGCCCGCTCCAGCCCGCCCTTGTCGTCGTCCAGGCCCAGGTGGCGCACGCTGAGCGCGGTCAGGTTCTTGGGAACCATCACGTCGGGCACGGCGAACCGGCTGATGAGCAGCGTGTCCACGATCTTGTTGATGTCCGGCCGGTCGAACAGCTGGTTGTGCAGCAGCGGCGGCGTGTCGAACGGTGCGTTGTGGAAGGCCAGCCGCCCGGCGTGCTCCACCATGTCGCGGACGATGGCGTGGTCGGCCCGGTTGCGGGACGGGTCCAGGATCACGGTGCGCACGTGGCCGGTGGTGGGCATTTCCCAGGCCATCGTCACGCAGTTGATCGTGAAAGCGTTGTCCAGGCCCGGCGTTTCGATGTCCATCGCCACCAGATGGACGCCGGGGTCGGTGCCGTAGATGAACTCACCGCAGGCCAGCCGGGCATCCTGGCCGGTGTGCATGGTGGCGTCCAGCACGGGGTCGTACCAGCTGCGGCTGGGCACGCGGGGAACGGCGGTGGTGCCCAGCACAGCGGCGTCGGCAGGTGTCAGCTTCATGCCGGGGTCTCATTCCATGCGTCGGCCAGGGCATTGCGCAGTTCGTCGGCGGTGGCGTCGTCGCCCACGCGACTGATGGCCGCGAACAGTGCATCCTCCAGTTCCTGGCGCATTTCTGTCCGGCCCTGCTTGAGGCCCAGTTCCTCGGCGTCGGTCACCTTCTCGGACAGTTCGTCCTCGGTGTACATCGTCTCGTTGTCGATGTCCTCCTGCTGCTGGGCACCGTCGGCATGGCCCTCGTCGTACTTGGCTGCCAGCTGGTCGTCGGTGACGGCCGGGCCAGCCATGGAACCCGCCGTGCCCGGCGGGCAGGTGTACTGACCGGTCTCGGTGTGAATCCACCCACGGTCGGGTCCGTTGGTCGTATGCACCGGATGGCTGCACTCAGGGCACGCGCCCCGGTCGGTCAGGTACTCGGTGGCGGTGGCCAGCGGGTCGGCCACCGGCGGCGCGGTCTCCCGCTCGGCGGCGGCGCGCTTCATGCGCTTGAGCATGGCGGCGCTGACGTTGCCCACGATGTCACCGTGGTTCTCCAGCAGGGCCACGGCGGCGTTCAGCTCGGCGGCGGTTGGAGTGGTCACAGGTCAGTTCTCCTCGGGGTCGTCAGGGTCGGCGGCATCGGGCTCGGGGTCCAGGTAATCCTCGAACTTGCGGGCGGTGTCCAGGATGGCTCCGTCACGGTCACGAATGGCGCTCATGCCCGCCCAGACGCGGCTGGCGCACTCCAGGGCCTTCTCGCGTGCCCAGGTGCCGCCGTGGTCCAGCACACCGCTGGCCAGCGTCTCGCTGAGCAGGGGAATCTCCGCGCCCAGGTAGTGCTCGGGGTTGAACTCGCCCAACCGCACCACGTGGGCCGGGAACGTCACCCCGGCGCTCTCGATGGTCTGCGGATCCCATCCGCCGGGGCTGATCCACACGTCCACCGTGGGGAAGCCCGACTCGTTGGTGACCTCACGGCGCACGAACGCCACTGCTTCGCTGGTCGGGTCGCCGGTGATGCGCAGCCAGCTGATGATCGTGCCGTCGGGCAGGGTGCGCAGGTGGGCGGCATCGGGGATGCCCGTACCCCAGCTGACCGTCATTCGTGGTCACCGCCGTTCGCGGCGACACCGGCCACGGCACGCTCGTAGGCGGTGAGCGCTGCGGCCACCGCGCCGGGCAACTGGTCCTTGTCCAGGGTGCGTTCGCCCCACACGTGCCACTCCCGTTTGCGGGTCTTCTTGTCGCTGACGCCGCCCGCCTTGAGGCGCTGCGGGCCGGAGAGCGTGACGCTGCGCAGCCGTCCGTCGTCCCACGTGGCGATCAGGAACTCCGGCCGGAATGAGGCGGTGGCGCTGTACTCGGCGGCGATGTCGAGAACGGAGCCGGGCAGCACGCCGAACCGGGCCACGTGTTCCACGTCGGTCTGGGGTTCCTGGGTCGGGGTGCGGCGCACCTTGGTGGTCGTGGTGCTGGACAGCCAGTCGATATCGGTGGTGCCGGTAACGGGCGTGGACATGGGTCTCCTTCGTGGTTGTGGTGTGCGGGATCAGGGGAGCAGCAGATTGACCAGCGTGGTGCCGGGCTGCACGTCGCGGTACTGGCCGGGCGGCACGCCCTGGCTGTTGCCGGGGCCGCAGATGCGGTTGCCGTGCAGACGGCAATCGAACGCGGGATCGTCCTCGGCGGGCTCGGTGCCGGTCACGGCGTAGACGTACTGGTCGAAGCTGATCGACGGACCTGCTGGCAAAGGCGTGGTCGCGGCGGTGTCCTCGGGCTCGTAGACGATGGCCAGGCCCAGCGGCATACCGACCGCCAGACCGATGAACAGGCCAGCGCCGAAGCACACCGCGCGGTCTGCGTTGGATGTGGGCATTGTGGTTGTCCTCCCAGGTAAACCGTGGCGGGGCCGTCCCGCTGTGGTACCTGAAGGTTATAGCTTATTGGCGGTGCCGTGCGCAAGCACTTGCCCGACTTTGGCCGGTATCTGCTGTTACTTGGGACGCCGCCCGGTCTGCGCCCACTGCTGGCCGCGCTGCACTTGGTACAGCAGATCGACCCCACGGGCGATGTCGGGCGGCAGAGTGACCATCAGTTCGTCCCAGGCACCGCGCCGCCTCAGCTCGTCGCACATCGCCACGAACGGGCCGAACCGGTTGGCGTCCACGCGCTGCATCACGGCGTACCCCAGCGCGAAGCACAGCACCGAGGTGGGCGTCATGTAGAGCGGCGTGCCGTCGGCGAAGCGCGGCACCTGCGGGACGGGGAGGTTGTGGGTCACCGCCTCAGACTAGCCCGCCAATGTCGGGTGTGTCGCCGCTCGCGTGCGCGCACGCGCGTGTACGTGCGCGCGGGCGCGTCAGCGTACCGTATGGCACCCCATTTTGTCAAATAGGGTTGCTAGGCCCTTGACTAGGGCAGTAGGGTGCAAGCGGAGACCTTCGCACCCACTGAGCCCCGCGTCTGCGGCAGCCAATGAGAGTGAAATTGTTCTTCTTACTCCGGAGTAGGTTCACGTCCACGGCGAAGCCCTGGGGCTCACCCCGCCCTCCCTTCCTGGGCGGGCTGGCCCACCGGCCCGGCCCATCGACTGCTTTCACGGCACGACATTTAGGGTTAGGGTGAATCCCATGACCACAACCACACGCAAGAAGTCGACGGCACCGAAGGGTGACGTACGGAAGGAAACGCTGACGCAGTTCAGCGCCGCACTCGATGAGCACGCGGGCAGGCCGGTCGGATTCGCCGACATGGTGGCTGACCTGTACCGGGTACGGGCACAGAAGGCCCAGCTGGAGGAGGCCCGTAAAGGTGTGTTCGAGTTCGTGCGCCAGGCGTACGAAGTGGGACACCGGGAATTGCCGGGCACGCCGTACGAGCTGAAGATGACCCGCCCCAAGTCCGGCGAGCCGTACCTGGCCGTGGCCAGTGCCGATGTGAAGAAGCATGACCCGGCTGCCTGGCGGCGGGCGCACGCACCGAAGCGGTATGTGCAGGTGAAAGCGCCCTCGGAAGCTGCGGCGGCGGTGCCGGTGCTGGACGCACCGGACGGCACGCAGTTCATGCCGCCGGTGCGGGCTGCGCAGGTCTACAAGGAGCATCCGGCCTGGTCGGTGCTGAAGGGGCTGCGGGCCGAGGAACAGGAGCTTCTCGACCGGCTGGACAAGGTGGCTGCGGACTTCGGCTGGGATGGCGGGGCAGTGGACGGACCGCTGGTGTTCGCGGACAGCTGGTCGGTGCAGTTGGTGCGCACACAGTTCAGCGCCGAGAAGCTGGCAGCGGTGGCTCCCGACGTGTTCGAGAAGCTGGCGGTAGTCAAGACGCGCCAGGCGACGCCGCACGTGTTCATCGGCAGGGCCGATAGCAGTGAAGATGATGAGGCCGAATAACCCGGCTGAGCTGCGGTTTTACGTTGGTGCTGGCGCGCCAGCAAACTATGGGTTATACATATAACCATGGTACGCATAAAGCCCCGTGGACCCGGCCGTCCACCCGGTCCAGACAAGTTGCTGGTGCCCGTGAAAATGGTGCCTGAGCAGCGACGACGCTTCAAGGCGCTGTGTGCTGCGCGAGACATGACTTACGAGCAGTTGATCATCCATTGGATGGATAAAGACGACGCAAATGAGCGTCGTAGAGTCGCACAGCAAAAACATCCGCTCCACCAGCCAAAACAGGCCAGTTTCTACCCAGGAGGAGGGCAGCGTGTCCAGCCCCGGCAGTGACGACGAGGCGGTGCTTGCGCCCGCCGAATGGACCGGCAAGCCCGTGGTCTGTCCGCAGTGCCACAACGCGGGCAAGCCCGTGATGGGACAGGACGGATGGCAGTTGCCCATCCACGGCCGGGTCGAACAGACCTTTCCGTACCGCGTGGTGACGTGCGGCGGCAGCATGGGCGCGGTGACGGCGATGCAGACCCCTGAGCCCATGGAGCAGCGCATCGAGGAGCACGTGGCCCGTGCCATGCCCGACCGGGTGAACGACGACTGGGACACCCCGTGACGCCCTGGCAGCTGGCGGCGCTCGTTGAGTTGCTGCGGCACCCCGAACGGCGCGTGATCGTGACATGTGTGCCGCCCCAGCACCCGCAGACCGGAAGGCAGCGCCGTGGATGAATGGCCCGAGCTGGAGACGCTGGGCCGGGCGGTGGACGCCTGGGACGAATGGCCGGTGTCGGTCTGCCTGGCCGCGCAGGAGGTGATCGACGCTGCCCGCGCGGTGGTGCGCAACTACCGCGAGACCAAGGCGGTGATCGAGCACTACCGGGCCATGCCGCCGATCACGCTGGACACGCTGCGCGGCCAGGGCCTGCTCACCGAGGCCCAGTATCGGCGTCAGGTGGGGCTGCCGCCAGCGGCCGAACCAGGCGTGAAGGCGTGCATCGAGGTGCCGGTGCCGCCGGGCTACGACGAGGACGCCGACCCCGTGGTGCGCCATGCCCGCAAGGTATGGGACGACTTCGGCCAGGCCATGCAGTCGGGCCATCCGACGACCAGCGTGCCCAGGGAGGAGCCGGGAGGTGATCGACACCGTGACGATTGAGCATCAGCGCGGCACCAAGCCCGTCATCCGCGCACGGGTCGACCGGGCCACCGCCTGCTATTACCCCGACAGCCAGCGCGTGGTTCTGGTGGCCGACAAGGCAGACTTCGGCGCGGCGCTGCGTGCCCTCACCGAACTGCGCGACCACTATGGTGCCGAGCTGGAACCCCGTGAGGGACAATCGCCAGCATGACGGTGAGCGACGACGACATCAGCGCCATGCTGGACGAGGAGCTGCTGGCCCGGCGCACCAAGGTGATGTTCCTCAAGAACGCGGGAGCCACCTGGAAGGCCATCAGCGCGGAGGTGGGCGTCAGCATCGCCACGTGCCGCAAGGACTACTCCGTGGTCTGCCGCGACATCAACAACGAGCAGCCCGCCGACGTGGTGGCCCGGCACCGCGCGGTCATCTTCGATATCCAGCGAGCCAACTACCCCGCCATGATGCGCGGCGACAAGGACGCGGCGGCGACCATCCTGCGGGCACTCGACCGTGAGGCCAAGCTGCTGGGCCTGGACGCCCCGACGCGCATCCTCGCCGGGGTCAGCGACGTGGAGTTCGCCAACGAGGCTGCCCGGCTCATCGAACGCATCACCGCACTGGATCCCACAACCATGAAGGAGCTTGCCCGTGCCACCCACAGTGGACCCCAGGTCATCGACGCAGAATCGACTGATGTTTCCGCTGACGCGCCAGGTGCTGCGTCGACTGCGCCGCTGCCTGGGCCAGCGCCCGACGCTGACGACGGTGACGACTGGAGCAACATCGCCTGAGCCCGACGCTGACCATGGACCTGCCCAGCACCGCTGCACCCTGATCGAACGGCACGAGATTGCCGCGCCGGTAGACGACGACCAGCCCGACATCACCGACTACGCGCAGGCGGTGGCGGCGATGTTCGACCAGGCGCGGGCCTGGCACGCCGCCCACGGGCTGGAGCCGGTTGACCTGGCCCGCTTCGCCCGCACGGCCAGCACACGCGGCAGCGCGGCGGTGGGCGTCAGCTGGACCGTCACGGTGGGGCGCGGGGAGCTGAGCGCCGACCAGCGCATCCCCGGCGTCATGGACAGCTGGAAGTGGTCGGCACGGTTCCACTACTGGCGCAAGGTGTTCAACCGCATGGACGGACGCCAGGGGCGGCTGTTGGCGCTGCGTGAGGACGGCCGGGCCAGTGTGACGCCGTTGTTCCGTGACCATCGGCCCGTCGCCGCCGAGACGACCGTCAACGGGGCCACCCTGGGCGTGCTGACCGGCAGCGTGGACGGCTGCACGTGCCATCTGCCCGGCCCGTTCAAGGACATCTGTCCGATCCACTTCGCCGCCGGCACGTAGCCCCAGCGGTACGATCGCGCGCATGGGCCTCGCTGACACCCGCCATCACTCCGTGCAGCACCTCGTTGACCTGCTGGAGCCGAACCCCAACCTTCCCGACCCGCTGTTCAAGGTCTCCGACGTTGCCGCCTGTATGCGCGACAAGATGCTTGAGCTGCTGGGCGACGGGCCGGAGCTGGCCGCTGGCCTGCGCAAGCTGCTGGAGGCCAAGGACTGCTTCGTGCGCCAGGCGCTGCTCGACCGCGTGGACGGTGACGAATGACCGGTACGCCCGAGCAGCTGGCCCAGGTGCGGCGCAACGTCAACCAGCTGGCCAGCACGTTGTGGTGGAAGGCCCAGGGCAGCCCCACGCCCGAGGAGGCCCTGGCCACACGTGACGTGCTGCTGGCCCAGGCACGGATGAACGGCATCGACGTATGACCGCCGAGCCCGTAGACGACCCCTGCGAACTCGACACCGACGAGCCCGACGCCAAGGGCTGGCTGCCGGACTACCAGCTGGTACCGGCCATCCTGGCGGGCAGCACGACGACCATGGCCGACCTCTGCCCCGCCGACCGGGCCTGGGCGGTGGCCGGGCTGATGCGCGCCGGGCACACCGCCGAACGCATCCGCGACCGTATGGGCTGCTCGCTGCGCACCGTGCGCATGGTCAGCGCCTGGGCGGCGACGACCGCCTGCATGTTGCTCCAGGAGGAGTCCGAGCACTTTGCCGACGAGCACCGGATGCAGGCCAGCGAGATTGCCCGGCTGGCCCGCGAGCTGGCCACCGCCGAGGCCACCGCCGAGCGCTACCGGCAGCAGATCGCCAACATGCTGGACAGCTACCTGACCGGTGAGGCCGGGCCGACGTTCCCCAAGTGCGGCCATCCGAAGACGAAGTACAACACCTATACCGCCCCCAAGACCGGCAAGACCAGTTGCCGCATGTGCCACGCCGACGCTCAGGCGCGCTACGAGCAGCGCTGCCGGGACGCCGCCGTGCCGGGCTAGGCGTAGGGTCGGCCCCATGGCCAAGGCACGCAAGGGCAGCCGCCGGGCCGGAACATTGCGCGGTGGCCGCAGCAAGATCGCACGCAGCCGGGGGCGCGGTACCGTCGCGCTGCACACCAAGGCCGGAGGCATCGCCACGTTCGCCAAGGGCGGCGGTGGCGGCTACCGGGGCTTCAAGAGCAAGAAGCAGTGGCGCTGGGCCTGGGCCACGCATCAGCCCTGGGCGCGCAAGAAGTCGCACGAAACCGCCGGAGGCCCGAAGGTGCGCTATCGCCGCCTCCCGGCCAGCAAGCACTCCGGTCACTGATAACCCCGGTCATCAGGATTCAGCCGAACGCGCCGAGCGCGCTGGCCAGGAACAGCAGCGCCAGCGCCGCAGTGAGGGCCACATAGCCCGCCTGCCGCCAGCTGGCCCACGGCCAGGCCACCACCTCGGCCTCGGGCTGTTCGTGCCAGGGCGACACCCACAGCGCCGCCACGCCGACACCCTGGCCCAGGCATCGGCGGCACCGGTAGGCGTCGACCAGCCAGCGCATGTCGTGCCGGTAGTAGCAGCCGCCGCAGCCCTGGCACCAGTCCGCGCGGCCATCCAGCAGCGACTGGACACCCGGCTCCACGATGGGCTTGCCTGCCCGGCCCGGCGGGATAGGCGTGTGCTTCACGGCACCGCGCGGCCGCCTGCCTCCCATCAGGCACCGCCCCGGTGTGCGTCCTGGCCGTGCAACTGCCGTCCGCTCAGTGCGACGTGCTTTCGAGCCATGCCCGTGCGGTCGATGATCGGCCGGTGCTGTGTGTTGTATCGCCGTCCGCAGTCCGTACACACATCGCCGCAGTGGGGTCGGTTGCTTCCGGGACACCACTGGCTGATCATCTTGGGCATCACCACACCTCCAGGGGTACGTCGCAGTCATCGGCGTGCTGCGCCAGGTAGTGCGCGCCGCAGGTGGCGCAGTGGTCGGTGTCGTCGTAGGGATCGGTGGCGGCGCGCAGCGCGGCGGTCATCCGTGCGCCCTGGCGGCAGCTGCACCCTGGGCAGTGCGGGCCACGGATGTTGCTGCGCCGGTACGTGCCGCCCTCGCTGCCCGGCACCAGCCGGTCGGCAATCACCTCGTCCTCGGTCACCAGCCGCCCGCACTCCCAGCAGGGCACTTTCGTGCCGTCGCCGCCGAACCCGGCCTCGGGGCTCACCAGCCAGCGCCGCCGGGCGCGCCGGTCGTAGCTGCTGCCGCGTTCGTTGCGGTTACTCCGCCCGCAGATGCTGCTCACTTGGTCACCACACTGGGCGGATCGAACACCAGCCGCCAGCGGTCGCCCGTCCACAGCAGCACCCACCAGTGCCGCAGGCGGTGCCGGTCGCCGTCGAACAGGCGCGCCACGTCGGCGCGCGTGGGTACACCGCTGCCGGTCACCGGCCGACCACCTGGCCGCACCGGGCGCACACCTGGGCGGGCCTGCCGCCGCGCAGCACAACCACGGCGGTGATGTGCGGGCAGGGTGGCCTCATGCGCGCTGGGCCTCCTCGTCGCGCTGCCAGTCGTCCAGGATCGCGGTCAGCCGGTTAACCGGCACCACCAGCGCACTGCCGTACTCGGCGCACAGCTCGCGGATGCGGGCCAGGGCCAGCCGGTCGGGCGTCAGGGCGAACGGGTCACTGATCACAGGTCGAACTCCTCCTCGTACATCGGCAAGAACTCCGACGCGGGCCGGGGCTGCCCGGCGGCAACGCTGGCGTCGAACATGGCCAGCAGATGCTCCAGGTAGCGCACGTGCGGGCTGGGCTCCAGCCCGTTGTCCGGCGCGTCGACAATGCGCGCGATGAACTTGCGCCGCTGACGGTCCACGTCCATCCCGTGGCTGACGGTTTTCACGGGCACTCCTGGCCGGGGCGGTGGACCAGGCGGCATTCCGCGCAAATAACCTCCCGCGCGTCCACCTCGAACTCCCGCATGTCGATGGCGTCCTCACTGCCCGGCCCGCGCACGGTGGGCCAGCTCAGCTCCAGGTCGGGCACCGGCCCGCAGTCGATGCCCGGCAGGCAGCTCGCGCATCCGTCCACCGCACTGTGAGCGCGGTGGCCGCACTTGCGGCAGGGCACGCGGGTATCGAACGTCATGGCCTGTCGTCCCATCCGTTGCGCAGCTTGCTGGTCAGGCACGGCTGGCCCAGTGTGTTGTCGTGCTCGGCAAAGCAGCGCTGACCCTCGGCGTTACGCACCACGTCGACCGTCTTGGTGCATACCGGGCACCAGTACGTTCCCTCGGCGCTCATCGTGTCCTCACTACGGCGGTCACGGTGCTGCCCGGCCGGAAATGCTCACGCCAACCGTGGTACTCCAGCAGCGCGCCCAGGTCGTCCAGCACCACGAAGCGGTCAGCCGCCAGGCCGACGCGCACGTGGCCCATCAGAGGCCGGTCCAACGTGGTCTCGGCCAGGGTCACGTGGTCGGTGTGGCAGGGACGCCACGGTGCCCACCAGGGCCGGTCACCCCACGCCGCCACCAGCGCCACCATGGTCGTGCCGGGGCTCACCTCGGTGGCCGGGTCCACGATGGGCGGCGCGGTAGCCAGCACCTCGGCGCGCTGTCCGGCGCGGCGGCGCAGCAACAGCACCCGCACGATGAACGCCAGCAGCACGCCGACGACGGCATCGCGCCAGCTGAACGGCCAGCCGATCCACTGGTCGATGGACCAGCTGATCGCCAGGCACACGGGCATCACGATGAACCACCAGCCCAGCCAGTCCCTCATGGACGCCATGGTTCGGCCCCCGTTCCGGTGCTCACGTTGTGCGTGAAGCACCAGCCATACCGCCAGCGGCAGGTCGGCCCGCAGGGCAGCAGGCCCACGGCGCGCATCACCTCGGCCAGCTCGGCGTTCGTCATGTTGGCGTCCATGTCAGCCCTCCAGCTTCTTGCGCAGCGCGGCCAGGTCGATGTCGTCCAGGGGCGGCACCGCCAGCCCCAAGATCAGCGGCAGTTCCACGTCATGCGTGTTGCACCAGACCGTCACCGGCGGCGCGCCATAGGTGAAGGCCAGCTCGCAGCCCAGCTGGGCGTGAACGCCGACCTCGGGGTTCATGTTGGGCAGCCGACCATTGGCCGGAGCCTCGGGCTCGCGGGCCAGATGCTGCGCGATGTTCTCCAGCGCGGCAACAGCGCGCTTGGCCAGCGTCATGGCATCACGGGTCGGGCCGGGCAGCAGGTTAACCATGGTCGGGTCGTCCTTTCGAGGTGAGGGGTAGGCCAGCCCGCCGGAGCGTGGCTATGGCGTTCTTGAGCGCGCGGGTATCGCTGGGCGTGCCGGGCAAGGTGGTCGTCAGCACGCCTTGGACGTACACCTTGAAGTGACCTCGGCACGGTTTGACCTCACCGCCCACGGCGATCACCGCGTGTACCAGCTCGCGGACGGCGGTGTTGGTGCCGCCCACGCGCTTGCGGCCACAGCCGGGCACCGGCCGGGTCGGATCGGTGGATATTGGTTGGCCCACAGCGAGCCTCCTTTCGGTGGTGGGCCGGGCCTTCCGGCCCACCGGGTGGATGCTTACTCGTTGATTTCGCCGACCCAGATCACCGCACGCATGGCGTCGGTGGCCTTGGCCCCGTCGAGCCCGGTGCCCACGATCACAATGCGCTCGGTGCGTCCGTTGTGGCGGTAGGTGCCGCGCAGCACGCCGTCGAACTGGAGGTCGTCCAGGGTGATGGTGCGGTGCAGAGCCTCGGCCACGCGGAGCGCGGCGTCCATGTCGGCGGCGCGGTCGTCGGTGGTGATGTCGGTTTGCGTGCCACGGCTGGTGATGATCGAGAAGGTGGACATTGCTGGCTCCCTTACCTGCGGTGGCGGGGCGGTCCCGCCTGGCTGATGTGAACACAGTAACCCGACTAAGGCGGGTAAGTCAAGAACTGTTTTTGCAGGTCGTAGGTTTGTCCACGCTGTGCCGCCGCACCATGCCGTTCGCCTTGACGGCGAAGCGGTGCCCGCACGCCCGGCAGTAGTCGTGTCCGCGAAAGGTGCGGGCCGGGGGCTTGTCGCTCCCCGAGCACCGCACCCTTGCGTCACTGATGGTCGCCCTCGAACTTCATGCACCGCCCGCCCGACGCCAGCACGTACATGCACACGTCGCCGCCGGGCATGGGCTCGAACTCGTGGTGTGCGTCCGTGTCCTGGTCGGGATTGCCGGGGCTGTGCGAGCCGCTGGCGGGCGAACCGGCCTCGCCCCGACCACTGGCCCAGGCGGCAGGCAGGAACCCGCCACGGGCCAGCCAGCCGTGAAGGCCCAACGTCAGCTCGCACAGCCGATGGATACCGTCGTGGTACTCGGACTGATCAGTGCGGGCGATGTCCAGCATTTCGGCCAGTGCGGCGTCGGGGTCCATCAGCTGACCTCCACCCACTGCGTGACCACGGCCAGCGCCGCCTCGTAGCTGTCGGCGTCGGTGACCTCGTTGACGAACTCGGTCACCTCGGCCACGTGGCCAGCGGTGCGCAGCGCCTTGCTGACCCGGCCGATGATGAAGAACACGTTGCCGTCCTGGCCGGTCATCTGCACCAGTACGTCGGGGTACTTCGGCTCCTGCCCGGCCATCAGTAACGGTCCTCGCGGCCAAACGGGCTGCCCATGAAGGCAATGCCGTAGCCCCGGCCACCGGACCCGCCAGCGCCAGGCGGCACCTCGGCCCGCACCAGCGGGTCCACCACGCCACCGGGCGCGTAGGTGCCCAGCACCCGGCCGTAGCTGCCCATGCGCTCAGCCACCGGGGTCTCCTCGTCGGGGCTGGGGCCGATGTTCTCCGTGTCGGTGACCACGCGCAGGCTCGGCCAGTTGGCCTCACCGACGAACTGGAGCAGGCCCGGCCAGTTCAGCCGGTCGGTGGTCTGGCCGGTGACCGCCCAGCGCACGCTCCGGCCCTGCCGCCAGCCCACGGCGGCATAGTGGTACTCCCGCCCGGCCTGGTACTTGGTGAAGATGACGACCGCGCTTTCGCCCTCATGCACGGGCGGCATCTTGGGCCGGGCCTCCTCGCGGCGGCGCAGTTCCTCCTGGGCCACCAGCCGGTCGATCCGCGTGGCTTCCTCCAGCATGGCGGCAGCCTGCTCGCGCAGGTCGCGGGCGCGCACCGGATTGACCGGCGCGGCTGCCGTCTCGGCCTTTACGTCCTCGGTGTCGTTGGACATGTGGTGTTCCTCCTTGGTTGTGGTGTGCGGCCAGCGGATGCCGCCGCGCGTGCAGGTGATGGGCGGCAGCAGCGCTGGCCAGTAGCCGAACTGTGCCGCTGGCCAGCGCACTACGGCAGCTCCACCTCGTCGTCGGGGCCGGAGCCGTAGCTGGCCGGGTGCTTGGCGGTGGCGCAGCGGCTGTTCTTGCCCGCCATGCCGATGCCGTGCTTGGCGTTCACGAACGCGGGGTTCATGCACGCTTGGTCGTAGACCGGGTACTGGCCGGTCTCGGCGGTGGCGGTCGCGGCACCGAACAGGGCCATGCCTGCGGTGAGCGCGGCGGCGATCAGGTACTTCATGGTGTCCTCCTTGGTTGTGGATGTAGCGGTTTGCTACGTGGCCCCGGCTGGACTCGAACCAGCAACAACAGTGATCAACTGCGCGCTCCCCAGGTGCGCCGCAGGGCCTTGGTGGTGCGGGCCGGTGGTCAGTTCACCGACCCGCACCGGTCTTACTACACCGGCAGCAAGGCGGTGAACGCCTTGGCCTTCATGTTGCCGATGTCGCTGCTCATCAGGGTGCGCTGGGCGCGGCGGATGGCTGCCTCCTCGCCCTCGGCACCGGTCACCGGGCGGTGGTGGTCCAGGTACTCGGTGACCGCGTTGTACACACCGAACGCCGTGCCACGGAACGGAGCCACGGTGTCGGCGGTGCGGTACAGGTCGACCACCTCGGCGGCGCGCAGCTTGCGGCTCTCGGCCTGCTTCTCGGTGGTGGCACCGGGCACGTTCCAGATGTCCTCCAGCACCTCCAGCACCTGCACCGGGTTCATCTCCCGCTTGATCAGGAGTTCGCACTGCTCCACGAACGTGTCGCGGTAGGCGAAGGTCAGCCCCAGCAGCTGGCGCACCTCGGCCAGGCGCTTGTCGGGCTCGCCGGTGTGGCGCAGGCTCACGCTCGACCGGGCGGCGTGCTCGGCCATGCGCTGCGTGTTGGCGCACACGATGCGCACCGGGCTGATGATGGCCCGCAGCGCGTCCTCGCCGGTGTGGTTGTTCAGGATGCTGATGTACAGATCGGTGACGTCCAGCTCCCCGGTAACCGGCGACCGGAACTCCATGTGGGCGGGCATCTTCATGGTGACGAAGGTGTCCCGGCCACCGCGCAGCGCGCCGATGGTCTCGATGTGCGCGCCGCCCTCGTCCACGATCTGGCTGAGCAGCGCGGTGGTCTGCTCGTTCTGGAACGGGGTCCAGCGGTTGCCGACCACGCCCAGGGCCTCGGTGCCGCCGTTGACGGGGTTCGTGCGGACCACCACGTGGCGGTCGGGCACGGTGAGGCTCAGGGTGCCCTCGCCGGTCTGGTCGGGCACCTCGGCCGTCAACGGCACCTTGCGCACGTCCCAGCCGCGCATGTGGGCGGCGTCCAGGGCCTCGTCGGTGGTCATCAGGTGGCCGACCGGCGTGCCGAGCTTGTGCCAGGCGTCGACCAGCCCGTTGGCGTCGGTGCGGCTGTCCGCAAAGCTGGTGATGCCGTCGGTGGTGTCGAGTTCGTGTGCCATGTCAATTCTCCTTGGTTGTGTAGGTGGTTGGTTGTCGGAGGGCGGTTATCGAACCAGCTCGCTGTCGGTCACCTCGTAGCCCTCGGGCAGCAGCCGGGCCAGGCGCTCGGCCACGTCCAGCGGATGGACGTTTTCGGGAACCGAAATGGTGACGGTGACGAGCTTCATGGGGTACCTCCTTGGTTGTGGCTAGCGGGGCGGTCCCGCCTGCTGATGTGAACACAGTAACCCGCCTTAGTCGGGTAAGTCAAGACGTTCAAGCAGGCAATTTGTGCTAGAACGATCCCATCACGTAGCCGATGGGAATGGCCAGCGCGCACGTCACCGTCAGCACGGCGCAGGTCAGCTCGGTCAGGGTGTCGGGCTTGGCGTAGTGCAGCCCCACGCAGGCCAGCAGGCCCACGGCCAGGATGATCAACTGGAGAATCACCAGGGGCCTCCCTCGGGCAGGTTGAACCAGACGCGGCGCTGCTCCGGCGTCGGCGTGCCCGTCGGATCGGGCTCGGGCCACCGCGCCTCAATGCCGATGTTCACCCGCTGTTCGGGCGCTGGCGGGGCCAACAGCAGCTCCCACGGCACCGGGTCCGGCCCATGCTCGACCATGGCGGCGAACAGCCCGCCGTCGGTCTCGCGGTACACCTTCTCGGCGCGCTCCCGCCGAATGTCGTGGGCGATCTGCGCCGCCCAGCGGATGTGCGCGGCGGCGTCGGCCGCACGGTTGCGCCGCCGGGCCTTGCGGCCGAACCAGCCGCAGGCCGGGCACCAGAGCGCGTGTTCCACGTGAAACGTCATGGCATGACCACCGCGAACTCGTTGCGGAACAGGCACAGCCGCTTTCCTCGGGCGAAGCGGATGCAGTACAGCGGCAGCCCCGTCGCGCTGGTCATGCGTGACGTGATCTTGCCTGTCCTGTTATCGGCCACCACGTGGTCGTTGACGACGGGCGTCACCGTGTAGGCATCGCTGATGTCGATGAGCCGGGCGTGGGCGGCGCGCTCGGCGCTGCGCTGGGCGTCGGCCTTGGTGCCGCACACGTCGGTGAAGTCCGGCCCGCTGGCTGTCCAGACGCCCAGGCGGGCGTCCACCTGCTGCACGGCGTAGGGTCCGGCCTGGTACAGCCCAGGCCGGGTGCGCGTCCACTTCATGCGCGGGCCTCCCGCCGGTCGCGCCAGTAGGCGGCGTTCACGGTGAGTTCCCAGTCCACGATGGCGCTGGCCTGCGCCCACTGCTCGGCCTCGGGGTCCAGGGTGTTCTCCAGCGTGCTGGCGATGCCCTGGCCCACCGGGCAGGCGGGCTCATGGTCGGTGACGTAACCGGCGCAGCTGTCGCAGCCTGCGGGCTCGGTGACGTTGGCGGGGTCGTACATGGCGGTTATGCCTCCTCGGCGTTGATGCGGGCGATGGCTGCGGCGGCGTCCTTGGCGCTGGGCACCGACCGCACGTAGATGATGGAGCTGCCGGGTGCCAGGTCAACCTGGTAACCCACGGCGATCATGTCGTCGGCAAGGGCCTTGGCCTTGCGGACGTTGGCGCTGTCCAGGTCGCTGACGCTGACCCACACGTTGGCCGGAATGGTGCGTCCGTTGCCACGGTGGACGCTGAACCCGGCGCGGTGGATCGGCTGGCAGATGATGCCGAAGTCCCGGTGCAGCGCCCGGCTGACGACCGGGGCAGTAGGTAGACCGTTGGCGGGCTTGCTGGCCATGGTTGGCTCCTTGGGTCGCGGCGGCGGGGCTGTCCCGCCTGGCTGATGTGACCACAGTAACCCGACTAAGGCGGGTAAGTCAAGACCTTGGCAGGGCCAGGACCAGGCAATTTGCCCGGCCCCGGCCCTGGAGGCTTACGCCTCGGCCTTGGCAGCCTTGCGGGCTGCGCGGCGCTCGCGGCGCTTGGCCAACCGCTCGGCCTTGGCGTCGGCCGTCTCGTTGGCGCGCTTGGCGGCGCGGCGGGCGGCACGGCGGGCCTTGCGGGCAGCCACCTTGTCGGCGTCGGCAACCTCGGCCTCCACCTGCTCGATGGTGGCGTCGGCCTCGGGCTTGACCTCGGTGGTGTCCAGCTCGGCCAGGGCCTCCTCCAGGTCACCCTCTGGGTCGGCAGCCTCGACCGGCTGGGGCTCGGGGTCGGCGGCAACCTCGGGCAGCTCGGCGGCGGGCTTGCTGGCCTTCTTGGCGGTCTTGGTGCCCTTGGCCTTGGGCGCGTTCTTGGCCTCGATCAGCGCGTTGATGGCCTCCTCCTGCCAGCCATCGGCGGCGGCGAAGTCACCGACGCTGACCACGCCTTGGACGCTGGTGGGCACGGCGGGCACCACGGTGGCCTGGTAGCCCTGCTCGGCGAAGTACGCGCCGACCTTGCCGCTGCCCGCCTTCGCGGCGGCGGCTGCGGACTTGTGCCAGCTGTACGGACCCCAGTTGGTGCCGTCCTCGTTGCCGGTCATCAGGACGTGGGTGTAGGCCATGGACCCGGTGGTGCGGGTGAAGGTGGTGCCGTTGGGGGCGGTGGCGGTGAAGGTGATGGTGGCCATTTTGGTGCTCCTTGCGGTTGTGCGTAGCGGGGCGGTCCCGCCGTGCTGATGTATGAACACTAACCCGCCTTAGTCGGGTAAGTCAAGACGACCACGGAAGAAAGTTTTTGCAGGTCACAGCGTCTTTTACGTCCACCCCTGGTACCGCCCCCGGTGTCCGGCTCCGTGTATTTAGACTAACCTGTTATCCTCCGGCCTCACAACTCCTCCGGCAGGTGGTCGGTTATGCTCCGGCC